GCCAGCCGGTGCGCCCTGACTGCTGACCCGGTGCCAGACTGCAAGCCGCCGGGCTGACCCTGTACAGGTGGAGACGCTGCACCCCTCAGCAGGTGCGCCGGGTGCAGCACTTGCCAGCGATCCACACACAGTAGGAGCTGACCCCGCCGGGCTGGCATGGTCTGCGATATGTTGCGCCGTCTGGCATGGATCTATAACAGGGGGCGCAGCCCTGCGCCCTTATATACCTTATTATAGTAGGCGGCTGTGCTGAGCTTTACAGCGTCTGGCGCGGCGGTTGTATAGGCGGCTTGTGCGGCTGCCGTATTGTATGCGCTGAAATAGGGAAAATCAACGGAAAAGCCCCTGTAAAGCCCTGTAAACGGTTTTGGCGTTGTGGTGGTATAATTGCATTGACGGCAGAAAGACAGCCGTAAACGATTGTGAGAAGCTGATACACCGCCGGGCAAAAAGAAAAGCCCTGCACCGTGTCGATGCAAGGCAAAAGAAAAGCCCCGCCAGCGTGGGCGGGGTAAAATCTGAAATTGTGTCAGCGTTGATTGCGCCAAATGTTATAATCTGCTGCCGCCATGATGGTATAACCGCCGCAGACCTTAACAACAACTTCTGCGCCGGTTGCGGCCTTGCGTGCATAGTAACGGGACGTATACAGTCCGGTCATTGCGTCATATCCCTTGGTAGTAGTCATAATATATAGCCCTCCTTACTTGCTTGCCTTAAACAGCGCCGAAAAAAACCAGAAGAAAAACAGAAGTGCGGATAGTATCACAGCTTGCACCCCCTTATACCACACTAAAACGCTTGTAAGTTGTCTTGCTGCTGCACTCTGCGTATATATCCGGGTGCAGCGTCTTGAGAAGCTTGCTATCTAACCGGACACTTTGAACGCCCTTATAGATAGCCTTTGCCGTACCTTGCGCCATTTCCGGCGCACCCTGCATCATACAGATAATGTCCGCCTTGATACTTTCGTTCATTGCTTCAAGCTCTTCCAACAGCCGCTTGTTTTCACGGTACTCGTTCACTTTTTCTTCAAACAACGTCATTTTTTAGCCCTCCATTTCTTTTTTATATTTCAAAATGTCATCACGGGTCAGCCATTCCGGCTTTTCTCCGATGCTATCATATAAATACAGCATATTGGCGATATGGTCGGCCACATTACCAGCCCACAAATATTTTTCGTGGCGGGCTCCGAATCCCAAAAAATACTCGCAATCAATGCGCATACGGTCAAGCAAACAATATTTTCTCTCTGAATCGAGCGAATCAAGATATTTTTTATTTTTCATTTCTGCCCCTCCTTAGCTGTTAAGAAATGCAATCATAACCAGTGCGCCAGAAATCATGCCGCCGATATACCAGAGGGCAGCCCACTGGGAAAAGTCAAGAGTAATCATTTTCACACCCTCCTATTAGTCAAATTCCGGCATAGCCAAAATAATTTTTTTGCACCGCTCAACGCTGAGGCGGTAGGGCTTTGCCCTCATGAGGTTATCGGCTACAATCTGAGTGTATACCATCAATGGCAGCTCAAAAAGTCCGGCACATTTCGGATAAAGGCGCACAGCCTGATTTCTGATTTCTGCGTTCAATTCGTCGGTTCTCGTCATCGTTTAGTCCTCCTTATACTGCGGGATGTAGCCCAGCACCTTAACTTTTGCCGGGATGATGTAATAGATCTGTCCATAATCGGGGCACCAAAAAGCATTGTATTGTTTTCCATCGTCGCCAAGCGCCTTGCACTCTACCTCGCAGGTAAAGCGTTTTAAAGCGGTTTCTGTGAGCATTGCCGCCACATCTGCGGCGGGCTGCGCGTTAAACGCTGCCACTGCCTTTTCTGCGTCTGGCAGCTTGTCAAATACTCCCAGTGTCCAGCCCGCACCCTCTAAGATGTAGTCCACCATATACAAGCCGCTGTCACTGCACCAGAGCCACACAATGGGCTTAATGGTCATTCTGCGGTTGTTCTGGGCTTCATAGAGCTGGTCAAGCGTGCCAGTCATTAAGCTGCCGTCCGCAAAAGATGCGGTAAAAAGGTCTGCGCACTTCAATGTGCTTTTCATGGTTTTTTGTCCTCCTGTTTTGGTGTATTGTGGTTGTAGTCCATATTTATCTGGACTGATTATATTATATCCATATATATATGGATTGTCAATGCTTTCAGCAAAATATATCCATATAAATATGGATAAAATAAAGCGTCCGAAATTGTACACTTTGCCGGACACGTTGCGCAGGCCGTCCGGGTGCGCTGGGGGCTGGGGTCTCCACCGGCGGGGTATATAGCCGCCGCCCAGCCCCGCCCGGTCAGTCTCGTCACCACCGAAAAAATAAAAAAGGCTCAAAAAAAAAATCACCCCACCCCTATTGTCAATCTCAAAAATTCCGCCGCAAAAACAAAAAGACCCCTACAAAGGGTCTGCGTTCTGTGCTATACTTGCCTTACAAGCCTTGAAAGGGAGGAATCTACAATGGCTAAAAATAAAATGACAACATGTAAGCACTGTGGCGCAGAGATTGCCGCAAGTGCAAAGGTCTGCCCTCAGTGTGGCGGTAAGAATAAACCGCCCATCTACAAACGCTGGTGGTTCATCGCTATTATCGTACTGATTGTTCTGTCTGCCATTGGCGGCTCTGGTAGTAGCTCTGACGGCTCTGCAAGCAGCAGTAAATCAACATCTAAGGCAAGCACATCCACTGCTTCTTCCGTTGCATCTGTTGTACCTGAAATTAGTGAGGATGATTACAAGGCAGAGTGCCAGACTGTGGACTATAAGGAATTGTGCCGCTATCCTGAAAAGTATGAAGGGACTAAGATTGTAGTCAAGGTAAAGGTCTCGCAGATTATTGACGCAAACTTCTCCGGCAGCGAGAAAGCATGGAGAACTTACACGGACAATAGCGGATATGGCTTCTATGCTGATGACGAGTATTATATGCTGGATAAGCGTGGCGGCGATGCTGTAAAGATTCTGGACGATGATATTATCACCGTCTATGGTGAGTTCACCGGGCTTGAAAAAATCACCAGAGCATTGACTAGCACTACTGATGAGCTGCCACGAGTTGAAGTCAAGTACGCAGACCTTGTAGAGGAATAATCGCATAACATAAAAAACCAGTGGCTAGATGTTCTCTAACCACTGGCTTTTCTTATAGGCTGTTTACTTTACAATTTCAGAGTGATAGGGATGATACTCAACATTAGGCAGGGGAATCCAATACTTTACATCGTGCATGATGCACTTGTTGTCCCGGAGCAGAACAGGCTCGATCTCGCCGTTCTCGTCCGGTTCAAAGGAAAGCTGACCGCTATCGACAACCTTTCCGTCACAAGCGATAACAGGCTCGTGGACGCACTCGCCGTAGTCAACGGTGCGCCAGAGTTTCAGCATGGTCTCGAAAGCGTAGTTGAGGTATTCCTTCATATCCTGAATCTTATCTGCGGTAAGCATAGTTGTTCTCCTTTCACATGGGCATCTGGGTCTGACCGTTCGTGACCTGAACCAACATAACGGAGTTTGCACACGGTCTCCACTTCTTGATGTACTCGACAGCTTCATCAAACCGCTTCTTCGGCACGTTGTTTCGACTGTTCACGTTGAACCAGTCCTGAATGTCCCGGTTGCATTCCATAAACAGCTTCTGAGAGACGCTACGGCTCTTGTAGGCCGGGCTGTCCATGCCGCCAAGAGCGTTGATGACCACCGTGTTCACGACACGCTTCAACACACGCTGCTGGTTGTAGTCGATGGTCATAGTATTCTCAAGAGCGGAAATACGTTGCTCCTGTTTCATGGTGCGCTGGTCAATCACAAGGATTGCTTGCAGTTCCTTAGAAAGCCCTGCGAACTGGTTGGCTGACACATTCTTCTCAAGGTCAATCAGCTTTTGACGAATCTCCATGCCCTGCGGTGTCCGCTGAATCATCGCAATGTGCTTTGCCATGTCAAGGCTAAGAACATGGTCTGCGCTAGGACGGCCACCAAGAGGGTTTTGCTCATTTTTGAGCAAAACTGAAAAGTCCGTTCCTTCGACAAAACCAATGTCAATCATGCGCTTAATCCAGTCTTTGTATGCGGTCTTGATTTTGAGCCGCTCGTGCAGTTCTCGACCCAGCACAACCTTTTCGCCAGTGTCGGTATCATACACAGGGATAACATCTTCGGAGAAGATACGGATGTTTTCAAGGCTATTATTCATAAAATTTTATCCTTATGTCTTGCGAGAGCAAGCCATCTTTGGTATAATAACCAAAAGAGGGTCTATACTCTCTGAGTGTTTCATAAGACGTTCGCTGTGGTCGGCAAACTTTAGCGAGCGTCTTATTCTTTTTCATCGGTCTCCGGGATGGGATGCACCTCAAAGAACGTGTCACGGATGGCTGCGGCTTGTGCAACCTTGTGTTCGGTGCAATAGGCTTTCAGCCATTGGAACTGCCGTTCGGTCAGCGCAACAGTGAACGTATGATTGTGGCGTTCAAGATAAGGACTGTACATAAACTCACCTCCCTTCATGTAGGTGCAACCAGTATATGCAATATGTTGTGGTTTGTCAATTACGCAAACGCTTAATGTAGTACTGGTATCTGTACAAAATCCAAAAGTTTGTAGACTTGCACAAAATTTAACTGTTGTTTTTGGCTGCTCCGGCTTCGTACCCTGCCCGGTAGTTCAGTTCGGACAGCTTGCCCAGCGCTTCTGCGTACTCCCTGTCCTCGCTGGTCGGCTCTTTGCCGTGTGCGAGGGTTTTCAGAAATTCTTCGGTTGTCGTGGGAAAATTCATGTTTTTTGCTCCTAACTCTTGCGGAAAGCAGCCCTTTTTGGTATAATAGATTCCGAAAAGGGAGACTGCCCCCTTGGTGGTTGCAGGTTCTCGTTTCGTGATGTGGATAAGCTATTAGCGTTGCCGTCCAAAGTTCCGCTGGTAGCTTATTTTTTTATGCCTTGATGTTCTCAACGTAGGATGCCACCCACTCGATACCCATGCGGATAACATCAACCTTTGAGATGCCCAATGCCTTTGCGCTGCTTTCCATGCTTGCAATCTGGCTCTCTGTGAGCCGGGTGCTTATCATGCGCAGCTTATCACGTTCCGAGGTTTCTGCTCGTCTTGCCAAGCCTATCACCTCGCTTTTACTGGAACAAGTATAAAGCGTGAAAATATGCTTGTCAAGACCCAAAGTTTTACGGAAATGAAGTTTGGCAGAATTACTCCTTATTATAGAAAATTTTCTACCTGATTGTGATTAACTAAGTAAACATCCTTATACTACTCTAGTATGTATAAATACATACTAGAGTATATTTATATATAATATAAGCGCAAGCAAAGAAAGTCCAGAAATATCTTGACATCCAGAAATATCTTGATATAATAGAATCAAGAAAGGATGGCGAAGAAAAATGACGGCAAGTGAAGCGATAAAGGAAATTTTGAAATTGAAGGAATTGAACCAAGCGAAGTTAAGTGATATGCTTGACATTCCGCTTAAAACCTTGAATGAACGTCTAAGGCACAAAAACATTAGTGTCAACAAGCTGGATGAAACACTAAGGGTTATGGGATACAAGATTATGGTAGTCCCTCGTGAGACAAAAGTCGAAAATGGGTTTGACATCAAGTGATGGGTGAAAAAAATGCGTTACTTCTTAGCTAGAGTGTCTAGTAAGGAGCAAAGCCTTGCAAGACAGCTTAAAATCGCACGAGATCGGTTCGACATCCCGGACGAGAATGTATTTTGTGATAAAATGACAGGTAGCAGCTTTGACCGTCCGCAGTATAAACGATTGAAAGAGACTGTCAAGGCTGGGGATGAAGTCATCGTCAAGGAATTTGACCGATTCGGGCGTGACAAAGACGAAATGAAGCGAGAACTCCAATGGTTCAAAGAAAAAGGCGTGATTGTTCGCATTCTCGACATTCCGACCACGCTTATTGACTTCCAAGACCAGACGTGGGTGCTGGAAATGGTAAACAACATCCTTATTGAGGTTTTGGGCGCAGTAGCTGAACAGGAACGCAAAAAAACAAAGCAACGTCAGGCAGAGGGCATAGCTGCCATGCCTATTGTTGATGGCAAGAGAGTGTCGGCCAGAACAGGCCGTAGCTTTGGCAGACAGGAAAAGCAAGTTGACGAGCAGCAGTTTGAAAGCCTATTAGAGCAACAGCAAAAAGGCAAAATTACCGTAAAAGAGTGCTGCAAGCAGCTTGGCATCGGGAAATCCACTTGGTATGAGCGTGTCGAAAGATACGCAAATAAAAATAGCGGCAGCCCAACCACAAGCCGCCGCTAAGAGTACACCAAACCAACCAAAACAGGAAAAAGAATGGTGCAACCACAGTATACCATTCTTTTGGAGGAACATCAATATGAGTAAGAAACAAAAGATGGATTTAACTGAAAAGCTGGAAAATATTCATGGCGGTAATTTGATTGTTCAAGATGGAACAACAAAGCTGCGTTCAATTTTTGATTTTGTGAAATATGAAGAACTGTTTGCTTTTGTTGAAGGATGCAAATTGGCAAACTCCATTCTGATTTTTGAAAATGAAGGATTGACCATTAAACCAACTGAATCAAACTTAGGACAGAATATCCAGCTTGCTATGTATGCCAGCATTTGCGAAGATAGCACGATGGTAAAGCAATATCTTGATTACATTATGAAAGTTGGTTGTGATGGCAAACGTGAGCCAACATTATACAAAGGATGATGCCGCCAAACAGCTTGGTGTGACCCGCCAGACATGGTATCGGATTGCTGAACAGAACAGGTGAAAGGAGCAAGAGCCTATGGATAAGTGGAACAACAGAAACTCGTATGACTGGCTTGCGGGGGCAGTCGTTGGATTGCTTACCGGGTTCTTCATTGTGGTTGTGGTTGCGAGGTGCGTTTTGTGATACTTAGTGACAACATGAAGCATCTGATCGACACGCTGAACGCCTATGAACCAGACCTTCCGAATGGGTTCTATTCTGTAAAAGCCCTGCAAGATAAGCTAGACTTCACGGCACAGTTCGTTCTTGAATCTCTTGCCAACGATGGATTGATACGCTGGGGCGATACGCAGCACACGGCGTTCTGGCTGTTGGAACGTGCTAGAAATTACAAGAAAATCCATAGGCTGGAAAAGATTGAACAGTGGAAGGAACGTGCGATAGGCTTTGTTTGCGGCGTTCTGACAAGCGTTGTCGCAGGTGCGATTAGTATTGTGTTGGCTGGTATTTTCAGTTGACATTGTTCGCAGCCTAAAATAAAACCGAATATTTGATTTTTGTGCAGTTGTAGGCACTCTTTATATTTTCAGGTAGGGGGTGCCTATTTTTTATGCAGCCAAAGCAGTGTATCGCCATCATTGATAGCATCAAAGCGTATGCAAAGCAGAATCCGACCGAAGCACAGGTCTATGAGGACTGGTTTCAGGCGGTGGTGAACCTGAAAGACGCTCTGCCGCAGGACAAACGGTTCGATGCCTACAAATACTCTGGTGAGCTGCGCTCCGTCTGTGCAACCATGATGGGCAAGATGAAAACAGGCGAGGACGTGGCGAAGGTCTATGATATTATCAGCCGGACGTACCTGTTTGAAGCAAAGGACGTGTTTGACAGTTATTGCATCTACCTTGAATGGAATCGTGCGCCGGAGAAGAAGTTCTATCAGCCCAGACGCAGAGTGCTAAAAGTGCTGGCAGACGACCTAGAGGACTTGTTCTATAAGCGGATAGATTTCTTGGGGGTCAGTCTTCCGGCTCGCGTAGGCAAGAGTACGCTGTGCATTTTCTTCATCACATGGCTTATGGGCAACCGCCCTGACGTTGCATCGGTTATGAGCGGACACTCTGACAAGCTGACCAACGGTTTCTATGGAGAAGTCCTGTCCATCATCACCGACCCTGTGACCTACAACTGGGGCAAAATCTTCCCTGACGTTCAGCTTGTGGACAAGAGCGCAAAGGACGAAAGCGTTGACCTGAACCGCAAAAAGCGTTTTCCTACCCTTACTTGCCGCTCCATTGGCGGTACGCTGACCGGCGCAGTTGAAATCGGCGAGGGCGGCGTTCTGTACAGCGATGACTTGATCGAGGACTTGGAAGAAAGCTTGAATGTTGAGCGTCTGAACAACAAGTACGATGCTTACCTAAACCAGCTGAAAGACCGTAAAAAGCAGGGCGCATTGGAGCTGATGGTCGGCACACGCTGGAACGTGCTTGACCCTCTTGGACGCATCCAGAACCAGTATGCAGACAACCCAAAGTACAGATTTCGGGTGATTCCTGCGGTAGACGAGAGCGGACACAGCAACTTCAATTATGACTACGGCGTGGGATTTGACGATGCCTACTATGCAGACATGAAAGCCAGCATTGACGATGCAACATGGTGGGCAAAGTACATGGGCAAACCCTATGTGCGTGAAGGTCTGCTGTTCCCTGCCGATGAACTGCGGTATTTCAACGGCGTTCTGCCTGATGGAGAGCCTGATCGCAAGCTCATGGTCATGGATATTGCATGGGGCGGCGGTGACTTTACCGCCTGTCCTATCGCTTATGTGTACGGCGATGCCGTGTTCATCCCTGACCTTGTGTTCAATAACGGAGACAAGACCGTGACCAGACCGGAAGTCGTGGGCAAAATCATCCAGCACAAAATCAATGTGGTGCGTGGCGAAGCCAACAACGGTGGCGATGAATACTGTGACGTTGTTGACAGCCAGCTCCGGCAGCAGGGTTATCACTGCTCTGTTCGCAGCCAACGTGCGCCCAGCGGTCAAAGCAAGCTGTCCAGAATTATTCAGTATGCGCCGGACATCAAACGATTCTACTTCCTTGACGAGAAACACCAGTCGAAAGAGTACAAGGCGTTCATGGAGCAGGTGACGATGTTCACGCAGCTTGGCAAAGTTCCGCACGATGATGCACCGGACAGTCTGGCGCAGCTTGCCGATGAATTGTATAACGGAATCAGTAAAATCGAGCCTGTCAAGAGGCCTTTTTGATTAAAAACACAATATATTGTGTTCGCTGGGTCTATTTATTTGATTTCATCACTTGACAAGGCTTATAATGTACGCAGGAAGTTTTGCAACTTCCCTTAAAGGAATAGCTTGCACGCGAGGTTTTGTCATTTTACTCGCGTGCGTGTCAACAAGCATATTCCTCCTTTCACCGGTGGAGGTTTTCTCACTCTTTCGCCTTCACCGGGCTTTATATGTTGCGTTTCCAATTGTTTGGGGAATGCCAGTCTGTCTCCCCCACTGCTGGCAAGCAACGGTTCGATTCCGTTACGCAGCACAACGATTCACTTCTGTTTTCATGGAAATTTTCCTTTTACAACCTCCAATCGTTATTCCCGGCTCTCGATGAAATGGGTTTTGTGACATTTTACCATTTCAAAGAGCAACGATGAATCAAGCCGGGTACATGACACAGAGTGGAGCAGTTTTGTAGCTCGTCGGGTTCATAGCCCGAAGGTCGGTGGTTCAAATCCATCTTCTGTGTCCATCAGCGATTTGCTCCAGTCGGGGCAATCGTGGCTTTTGACACCCGACAAGTCAGAGCCTAGCATGACTGGTAGTGCGAACAGTTTCCCAGTAGCTTCTGACAGGTCTGTGCTAAACAGCCTGTTTCCAGAAATTCAACGAAAGGAGTGCTCATGCTAGTTAGAATCTGTTGCCCTTGTATCAGGCAGAATCCAATCTATAAGAACGTCCGCTGCAACCGCTATCTTGGCGAAGTAGACGGACGATACCATTTCAAGTGCGACAGATGCAAGGGCATTATCGAAGGAGATACAAGGGAAGGATGGGTGAAAATCATCCATCCACCGGAAAAGTAAATAGCTTTTGAAGCGCAGTTTTGGCGCAGTGAGATAGACCTTAACAGGTTTGTCTTGCTGCGCTTTTTATTTTGCCGGAAAGGAGGAACACATGGCTGAGTATCAGATGGTTGTTGACGGATTCTTGAATAAGCCGCTGACCGGACGTAGACCGATTGAAACGCCGGAGACGGAAATCAATCGGGAGAACGTGCTGAAAGTGGTCATGGGCAAGGCGGAGCCTATTCATCTGCTAAATAAGAACGAGATTCGCTTTCTGCACAACTACTACTTGGGTAGCCAGCCTGTTCTCCACCGTACGAAGGAATACCACGCTGAAATCACCAACCGCATTGTAGAGAACCACGCCAATGAATGCGTGGGCTTTTACACAGGTTACATGAGCGGCACGCCTTGCTCTTATGTGCGGTCTGAAACGGCAACAGGTGACGGTGAGGAAATCGCCCGGCTGTCTAACGCCTTGCAGTATGAGGGCAAGGACGCGCTTGATCGGCGGCTCTGGCAGTGGATGTTGGAGTGTGGACAGGGATACCGCATCGTTCTTCCTGACAAGGGGTATGGCGGCAACTACCCGGACGAAACACCCCTGCTGGTGGACGTTCCAGACCCTGACATGGCGTATGTGATTTACAACTCCGGCATCGGTCACAAGCCGATTGCCAACGTGCTGCACATTCCACGCAATTATCAGAATGACCTGAACGACCTGATTTGCGTGTACACGCCAAACCAGTACTTTGAAATCGACAACGGCAAGATCACAAAATCTGAAAGCCATTCTCTGGGGATGCTTCCGATGGTCGAATACAAGCTCAACCCGGAGCGCATGGGTCTGTTTGAACCGGCTATCCCTGTGCTGGATGCCATCAACGACCTTGAAAGCAACCGTCTGGACGGCGTGGCACAGTTCATTCAGTCCATCATGGTGTTTACCAACTGCCTTGTGGACGAAGAAGCCTTAAAAGCTGTTAAGGCTATGGGCGCAATGTGCCTGAAGTCATCTTCCGGTCAGCCAGCTTCGGTCGCACAGCTTGCAAACGAGCTTGACCAGCAGCAGAGCCAGACCTTGCTTGATTCCATGTTGAACGTGTACCGCAGCCTGACTGCTATGCCTAGTGCCACTGGCAGTGAAAACGCAACGTCTGACAACGTGGGCGCAGTTATCGTTCGTAACGGTTGGAATCACACCGAAGCAAGGGCGCAGCAGTATGAGAATATGTTCAAGTTCTCGGAACGCCAAAGCTTGTCTGTAATGCTGAAAATCCTGCGTGATACGGCTGGCTCTAAGCTGATGGCAAGTGACATCAACATCAAACTGCCCCGCCGTCAGTACGATAACCAGCAGAGCAAGGTTCAGATTTTCGCACAGATGCTTAGCCAGAGCATTGACCCGCAGTTGGCGTTCACAACGCCCGGTCTGTTCCCTGACCCGCAGGCTGCTTACGAAATGAGCAAACCGTTCTTGATTGCCGCTGGCAAGCTGGGCGAGGATGGGAAAGCACCGAAGCCGAGACAAGCAGTCTACCGATAGCAATAAAGAAACAGAGGGCGAATAACCCTTTGCATATTCCGGCAGGGAAGCCGGGATACAAATTTCGCAGCGTTGCAGGGAAGCAACGGTAAAAAAACGCAGGAGGAAATTAACAATATGAACTACAAAGCGTTACTTGGTGATGCCTACAAAGAGGGCATGACCGCCGATGAAATCATTTCTGCGCTTGAAAAGGTTGCAGACCCTAGCGCAGAGGTCGAGAAGCTGCGCAACGCCGTAACGAAAGCCAACGGTGAAGCAGCCGAGTACAAGAAGCAGCTCAAGGCAAAGCGCACCGATGACGAGAACGCCGCACAGGAACAGGCTGACAAGCTGGCAGAAATGCAGAAACAGATTGAAGCCCTGACTGCTGACAAGGAAAACCTCGTCAAGGAAAAAACCCTTGCATCTTACCGTGAAAAGTTCGTTGCACAGGGTTATGACGCTGAACTGGCTGGCAAGGCTGCATCTGCGCTGGCTGACGGCGACATGGACAAGGTGTTTAAGTTCCAATCGGAATTTATGACCGCCCATGACACCGCATACAAGGCTTCTCTGCTGAAGGATATGCCCACGCCTCCGGGTGCGGATGGCAAAGGCGGCTCTGACAGCGAAGGCGTGGCGTTTGCTAAGAGCCTTGCACAGCAGAACGCAAATACTTCTAAGGCATCGAGTGACGCAATGAGTGCTTTCCATTAACAAGGAGGAAAACATGAAGTTTACCCGAAACACGGTCAACGGAATCAACGATACCATCCTTGCTTCCAATGACTATACCGCCATCCCCTTTACCGTTGCTGGTACTGACGTGGTAAAGGCCGGTTATCCCATGACGCTGGCTGGCGCGAAAGCTACTGCGTCCGGTGACACTGGCGCAAAGACCATCAACGCCGATGGCATTTTGCTGTATGACGTTGACCCGAACGAGAACCCCAACGCTTCTCTGCTGATTCGTGGCGTTATCGACACCAAGAAAGCAGCTGCAAGTTCTGGCTTCGCCTTTGACGCTGACGCAATTAAAGCACTCAAGACCGCCGTTCCTGGCATCTTCTGCCGTGACAACATCAGCGTGAACGCTTAATAGGAGGTAAAACAACATGGCACTGAATCTTAAGGAAGTCTTTGCCCCGGCTGCGATTGCCGCCTATTGGACGAATGACCCCACCAATGCGATGCCTTTCGCATCTGACGCACTGTTCCCTGCAAAGAAGAAGGCTGGGCTTGACCTGAAGTGGCTGCGCGGTCACAAGGGCGTTGGCGTTTCCCTGATGCCAAGCGCATTTGATGCAAAGGCTACGTTCCGCACTCGTGAGGGCTTCAAGTTCGATGAGACCGAGATGCCGTTCTTCCGTGAGGGATACCATCTGGGCGAGAAAGACCGTCAGGAAATCCTGCGTGTTCTGGACAGCAACGACCCTTACGCTCGTGACGTGATGAACCGCCTGTACGATGACACCGCACAGCTTATCACTGGCGCACGTATCGTACCTGAGCGCATGATCTGGCAGTTGCTGGCTCCCGCCAATGGCGTTCCTGGCATCACCATCAAGGCAAACGGTGTGGACTATACCTACAACTACGACCCGGACGGCGGTTGGAAGGCTACCAACTTCAAGGACATCAGTGGTGTTGCCAAGTCCAAATGGTCTGCCGCAACTGCCACCCCCATTGCTGACCTGAACGCTGCAAAGGACGCTGTTCTGGCAAGCGTTGGCGAGGTTGTGACTGAGGTGTACATGAACACCGCAACCTTCCGCAACATGATTGCTGCGGATGAGGTGAAGAACCGGTTCATGACCGTTACCGCAAAGGCAAACGCTGTTCTGCTGGATGCCGAAGCACGGCAGATTGTCGAATCTGCAACTGGGCTGACCATCCATCTGTACGACAAGATGTTTAAGGCAGACCAGTACAGCGCAAGCGAAAAGTATCTGCCCGATGGCATGGTGGTGGTTGCTCCTTCTGGCGCTCTGGGCAGCACTTGGTACGGCACTACCCCTGAGGAAGCCGACCTTCTGTCCGGCCAGTCTGGTGCATCCGTGTCCATCGTGAACACCGGCGTTGCCATTACCACTGAGCTGACCGTTCACCCGGTCAACGCCAACGTCTATGCTTCTGAAATCGTCCTGCCGTCTTTTGAGCGCATGGACGCTGTGTACTGCATCAAGGCTTACTAAGGCGAAAGGAGGAAAGCAGCATGGGAGACCAGTATTCCGAAGCGGCAGTCAAGCTGGGGCAGTACATTGCTCCTGCACTTGACCGTGAAGTCACGGACGAGGACTACTCACTCTTCGACCTGCTGCTTGATTTCGCCAAAGACAAGATATTTGCACAGGGCTACCCTTTCGGCAACAGGCCGGACGAGTTGCCCTTGCAGTATCAGTCGTTGCAGATACGCATCGCAGCGGAACTGTACAACCACATCGGAGCAAACGGACAAACGAGCTATACCAACAACGGCATTACTCGTGTGTGGGAAAGCTCTGATGTGGCGCAGTCCCTGCTGAATGAAGTGGTTCCGAGAGTAGGTGTTATCGGCTGATGTTCAATGGTAGCCCGCTGGATAAACGCCCACTGTGGTACTCAAACCCGGTCGGCGAGAAAAAGCCTGTTGTGGACGAATGGGGAAACGAAACTGGCGAATCGGCATACGAATCGTGGAGTGAACCCGCAAAGCTGATGTTGAACGTCAGCCCTCCTACTGGTTCTGCTGAGGCAAGCCCTTTTGGAGCGTTCACGGATTACAGCTATGTGGTCAGTTCGTCCAGCAAAAAGCATAACACTCCACTTTATGAGGGTACGCACGTTTGGTTTCAGACGGACGTTTCAAAGCCCTTCAACTACATTGTGGTCAAGGTCGCAGAGCATATCACGGACACGTTGTATGCGCTGAAGGAGGTGGCCGCAAGTGAAAATTAAAGTGAGGTTGAGCGATGCCGGACTTCGTGATGCGGAACGTCAGATACAGGAGTACAAGGCCACCCTGAACAAAAAAGCTAGAGCACTTGCTTTTCGCCTTTCGTGGCTTGGGCTTGAAGTCGCAAAGGTACGTTTCGCTAACGCAGAATACGCTGGCTCCAATGACGTAAAATGCCATATCAACCAAAAAGACAAGACTTGCACCATCGTTGCAGCGGGCAAGGCGGTTGCCTTTATCGAGTTCGGTACTGGCGTATCCCATTCCGCTTATGTCGGCGAACTCCCTGCTGGTGTTGGCGAACACGGAACGTATGGAAAAGGCAATGGACAGCATAAGCGCTGGTACTACTACGGTGACTCCGGCAATGCTGGCACGCCTGTCAAGCAGGTGGATGGCAAAGGCCAGTTGAATTACACCGATGGCAACGAACCGGCTATGGCTATGTGGGGGGCTGTTGAAGAAATGGCTTCTCAGGTAGAAGCAACGTGGAGGGAGGTCTGGAATAGTTGATTGATTATTTCAATTCCATCTTCACAGCTGTTGCCAAGGAGCTGCGAAAGCAAGTCCCCGGCATCTTTGTCACCGGTGAAATCAATGACAGCAACGTCAAAAAATTTCCGTGTGTGCAGATAGAGGAAAACAGCAACCTCCCGGTTCATCGGGATTCTGCCAGCAGAAGCAAGTATGCTGCCGTTTCTCTGCGTGTGCGTGTCTATTCCAACAAAACAAGCGGACGCATTGCAGAAGCCCGCTCCATTTTGGGCGTCGTGGATTCTGTACTTGAACCGCTCAATTTTTATCGAAAATCGTTTGCCCCGTTGAATGGGCTGTACAACAATTCCGTCTATCGGATTGATTGCAGCTACGGGGCAACAATCGGAGAGGACGGAATGATTTACCGAAAATAAGGAGGTAAACATTCTATGAGTACTGCTATCTCCGGTCTGAATACCACCCTGTACTGTGGCGACAGCGCAACCGCTCTGACGAAGCTGTGCGACATCAAGGATGTGCCCGACCTGATCTCCGAGCCGAACCTTCTGGATGCCACCACTCTGTCTGACCCCATGCAGGTCAACATCTTTGGCATTATCCAGTCCGATACCAAGTCTTTCACCGCCAACTACAACAAGACTGACTACAAGAAGGTCAAGGAAGCTGGCTATGATGAGACTTCCGAAAGCAACACCGTGAAGTATTATGCCCTGAAGATGCAGGACGGCTCCGGCTTCACTTGGCAGGGTATGCATCAGGTTGGCTTGTCTGGCTTTGGCGTGGACGAGGTTGTGGAAATGACCATCAACTGCATTTTCACTAAGAAGCCTGAGTTCAGTGAGACCCTGACTGTCAACGGCGGCTAAACCGCAAAAATCGAATCAATCAAACCGGGCAGAACTGAACATCGGATTTGGTTCTGCCCCTATTTATAAAGGAGAGCATTTATTATGGCTGCAAAGGTTATCAATTTTCATTCCCCCGATGGCAAGAACACTTATGAGCTGACTTTCACCCGTGACAGCGTGGAAGCTACCGAACGTGCAGGCTTTCAGATTGGCCAGTACACCCAGATGACCAACCTGCTGTCCAACTCCCGCGCCCTGTTCTACGGCGCGTTTATCGCCCGGAATCGTGGCATCAAGCGTAAAGTCGTGGACGAAATGTTTGCCCACATCGACGAGAAGGAAGAGCTGATGGCTGCGCTGCTTGAGATGTTCATGGACGCTTCCAAGTCTCTGCTGGCAACTGACACTGAGGACAAGACCGCAAAAAACGCAACGTGGGAGATTGTGTAACCGCACAATCTCAGGAAACAGACGGAGAGGGAGAGCCATTCTCCTTCTCCAAGCTGTTCCACGATGTAGAAGCCTATTACATCTCCATCGGTATGACCTACGAACAGTTTTGGCACGGCGATGTCTGGCTGGCGAAGGTCTACCGTGACGCAGAGGAGCTGCGGGAACGCAGGGCCAACGCAGAAGCGTGGAGAAATGGCTTTTACATGGCATCTGCGCTTTCCTCTACGGTTGGCAATATGTTCCGAAAGAAAGGGTCTAAACCTATCAAGTACATGGACAGACCGATTCCCCTTACCCAAAAGGAGAAAGACGAGTATGAATACCAACGCGCAGTTGAGGCGCAGGAGCGAATCAAGAGAATGATGTTCTCTATGATGGAAAGTGATGGTGGTAGTGATGGCTGATGTTGATATTACGAGCTTATCCGTAGAAATCTCTGCGGAATCGCAGGGCGCAGAGCTTAATATCGACAAGCTCGCTACCGCCATTTCTAATTTGCGGACAAAGGGCAATGTGACGAAGGTTGTCAACAGCCTTGATAAGCTGTCCGCTTCCATTTCTGCGCTGAAACAGGCATCTGCCGGAATGTCCGGGCTGGACAAAATCACCAGCTTTCTGAATTGGCTTTCCAACGTCAACCCGACCGCAAGCGCAAAGAGCATCAACACGGTTGTGAATGCCATCAAGAAGATTCCTGCGGCTGTGTCCGGCTTGAATGGCGTGGACTTTTATTCCATGTCTGGAAGCATTACTCAGCTCACTAACGCTTTGGCTCCATTGTCCATTCTGGACGCATCAAACCTTAAAGCTCTTGGCAGTGCTTTCAATGCGATCGGAAAGGTTCCTGACCTGACCGACAAGCTGAAAGCGACAGACCTTGATTCTTTTGCAAGCTCCTGCCAGAAGATTTCTGCTGCTCTTGCTCCCCTTGCATCTCAGCTCGACAAGGTAGGCAACGCCTTTTCAAAGCTCCCACCGCAGTTGAGCAAAGTGGTCACACAGGCAAACCGCGTGACCGCAGCCAACGAAAAGCAGCGTAAGAGCTATCTCAGTCTGTCCAATCAGATGAACGGCTTTATGCGAAACATGGCAAAGTTGGTTTCGTTGAAAGCAATTGCTGATTATCTTGGCAACGCTGTTGCGAAGTTTAACGATTTCTACGAAGCGGCTAATATGTTTGGCGTATCGATGGGTGACATGACAAACGAAGCGAGCGGTTTCATTGACAAGATGGAACAATTGCTTGGAATCGACCCGTCAGAAGCCATGAACGCTATGGCGAACATTTATAGCATGACAAAGAGTTTCGGACTTGCAAAAGAGCAAGCATATACTTTGTCTAAAAGCCTTACCCAGTTAGGCTATGACCTTTCTTCGCTAAAAAATATTCCTATTTCGCAAGCGTTTACGAAGATTCGTTCGGCTATGGCTGGCGAACTTGAGCCAATGCTTCAGCTTGGCGTTGATATTTCTCAAGCAAGACTTCAGCAAGAACTTCTTGCGCTTGGCTTTAATAAGCAGGTTTCCACGCTTTCTCAGGCAGATAAAGCTACCTTGAGATACATTGCAATTTTAAAGCAGACCACCGATGCACAAGGCGATTTTGCTCGGACGCTCTCCAGTCCTGCGAATATGATTCGCGTTCTGAAAGCACAGTTGTCTGGTCTTGCGCGAGATGTCGGCTCTTTGCTTTACCCTGCTTTGAAATCCATTCTTCCTCCTCTGATTGCGGCAGTTGAACTTATCCGGGAGTTCGTTCAGTGGGTGGCAAAGCTGATGGGCGTAAAAGTCGTGCTCACTGACTTTGCCAAAAGTGCTGACAGTGTTGGCGGCATCGGTGACGCAATGGACGAAACAACCGATTCGACAAAGAAAGCCGCCAAAGCCCTCAAGAACTACACGATGGGTTTTGATGAACTGAATATCATTGACCCCACACAGGGAAGCTCCGGCTCTGGCAGCGGCGCATCTGCTGGCAACATCTTGGGCGATGTAGACCTGTCCGGCTATGATATGTTCAAGGACTATGTCGGCAACGCTGTGGATGAAATCAAGGAAAAGCTACGCAAACTTGCTCCTATTGTTGCTGCTATCGGCGCCGGTTTTGCCGCATGGGCTATCGGGAATGCACTTCTTACTGCGTTGAAAGACACTCATGATTGGGCATACAAGCTCGGGAAAATCGTTGGTGGTCTTAATCCAGAGCTACTTCTAGTAGCCGGGACAGTCGCCCTTATCGTTGGTCGATTTGTTCAACTTTATCAAAACAGCGAAAATTTCCGGCAAGGTTTAGCCCGTATCAAAGATTTGATTTACCTTGCGGGTCTTGGGTTTACGCAAGGCTGGAATATTTCTTTGACTGATGGGAAACTTGGCGAGTCTATCAAATGGCTAAAAGAAGCTCTTTCTAATCTCGGCCAAGCGATTTGGAATTTGATTCCTGAAGAATGGCAGGGAAAAATCTCTACTGCATTCGAGACAATTCAAAAAGTCGTCAAAGACCTTGACCTCGATTTGGGCGATTTGGTCATGACGCTTATCGGAATCGGTTTGACTATTAGCGGGCATCCCGTTGCTGGCCTTGCAGTTCTTGGCTTTGAAGCCGTCTCTGTCGCCGTGCGTGGTCTTGGCAGCGAAAGCGAAGCAGAAGCATTTCAGCTGAAATCTGATTGGCACGATGCTTTCGTAAATTTCGGCACGATTGCGGCCGAAACAGTGGCAGACATCATAACTGCTCTCGGAAATCTTATCAATGATTTTGCAATTCTTATCGGATGGATTCAAAATGGCGTTTCTGAAACGGAAATGCTCGACATCCAGATGAATGGAAATTTTCTTGAAGGTGCAATCGCGTCTCTTGCGCAAGTTATCCACGACATGGGCGTGTTTATTGGATGGATTATTAAAGGCGTAGACGAATCAGACCGCCTTGCCATCGCCGCCAATGGAAACTTTGCGGAAAAATTTGTTCTCTTGATTGCCGATGTAATCAATGGGATCAAAGACGCTGTAACGTGGTTCGGAGAACTGATTGATAAAGTTTCTAAGTTTAATCCGTTAAGCGTCGGCAAAAACATTATTGATGGCATCACGAAGGGCATCACGGGGAACACCAATGTGTCAAATGACGCGACCAAACAGTTGACCGATGGAATCAAGAAAACCGCTCAAGATGAACTTGATATTCACTCTCCCTCTAAGTGGTTTGAAGGAATTGGCGGCTACGTCGTTCAAGGCTTTGCAAACGGTATCACTGGCTCCCTCGGTTATGTCAACGATGCTATGAATAAACTCGTAGACGCCACCAAGGTCAAAGGCGAAGAGATGGCGAGCTATGGCATTGACTGCGGCACGAGCTACGTCAACGGAATCATTTCCGGGCTAGACTCTAAGTGGGCCGAACTCGATAACAACCTCAAGACCAACTTCTTCGGTACGGTGCAAACTTTCATTCAGGCCGCGCAGAGTGGCGACTGGAAAACGGTCGGCACTACTATTGCTACTTCCATCTGGGGCGCTATGGGCGATGAGCAGCGTAAACGCGTCAAGTCCGTTGCAAGCGATTTGCTTGGCAGACTGAGCAAAGAATTGAAAAGCCAAGCTTCTTCCCTGCTGAATACAGCCGCTACCATTGGCAAAAATCTGGTGAGCGCACTGACTCAGAATTTTGGCGCTGCCACACAAAATACGGCAAATATGGTCGAGAACATTACCAGCGTGTTCACTAAATCGAAGACTCCGCTCTCGGCCGCAGCGCTTGCAATCAGTAAAGGCTTGTCTGGTGGCTTACTGAGCCAGTTCCCGAAGATGCTTGCTGGTGTAGCTGGTTTGATTACTACGATTGGCGGCGCTTTTACCGCCATGCTGGAAGCAATCGGTGGCACGTTGTCTGTGCTTGGCATTCCTACTGGCTTTGCAATGGTTGCCGGTGGCTTGGCGATTGCCGCTGCTATCGCAGGCATTATTGGCAGTATCAGCCGTTCTAACTATAGCGACAGCTCTCAGTATGCTGGCACATCCAGCTATGACTCTACCTATGGGTCTGGTTCGTATAGTGGCACCTATTCTGCCGCAAGTGGAAACTCCGAAGAGATGAGAGATGCTGTGTACAACGGCTGCTACAATGCATTCCTCGACATCTGGCAGCGGTATGGAGAGGAAATCTCTGATGGAAGAGATGTAAGAGTGTACCTTGATGGCAAGCAGCTCACTGCTTCCGTTGAAAAAACGCAGAAAGAACGTGGCATGTCCATTATGGGTACTGAAGTTTACTCTTACTAAGAAAGGATGGTTCAGATGGCCAATATTCCTGCACTGGTTACGGTGAATGGCGTAGAGCTGCCGGAACCCTCCTCTTACGAGGGAACGACTAGCACGATCGTGGACTCTGGGCGAAATGTTCAGGGTAAAGTTGTTGGCGCTGTCGTGCGGCATGATGTGGCAAAGGTCTCCATGTCATGGAACTACCTTACCGCGCGGCAGTGGGCCGACATCTTAAGCCTTTTCACCACAAATTTTTACTGCACTGTTAAATTCTATAACCAAGCCACAGCCGGTTATACCACGCGCCAGATGTATGTCTCCGACCGCACCGGCGGCATGTGGCGTAGAGGGCCAAAAACCGGTGGCGTGATGGGATGGACAGGGTGCAAACTTTCTCTTGTAGAGGTATGACGTATGGTTGAAGTCTCCGATAAGTGGAAAGAAAAATTTAACGAAACCCTTGTTCCGGAATCTTTTGTAGAGATTACCTGCGGAATCACTGAACCTGGCATCAATAAAAAAGCTACCATCGTCACGTCATCGGCAGCCCCGTTCTCCACCTTTCACAATATTGCGCTTTCTGATAACGCTTCCATTTCGAGATATTCCACAGGAGAGCCCAATCTCACTGTTCTTGATGGAAGCTGTAGCATCGTTCCTTCTTCCCCTCCGTATGGAACTACTGGTTTTTTGAGCGCCGAGATTTTTGACGATTCAAGTCACCCTGTTATTCGGCTTGAGCTTCCGAGCGAAAACAAATCTTCGATTCCCGGTGTTTCAATTTGCTGGTCTACAGCGTTTAACGAATACGCTACAGATTTTTCGGTCAGCGCATATCTTGGGGCCAAAAAGCTGAAAACCGTGACTGTGAACGGAAACAAATCCATTCGTTCTGACGTTGAAGTAGAACTTTCCGGGTTTGATGCTGTAGAGCTAGAGGTGCTGAAGTGGTGTCTCCCCGACCGAAGAGTAAGGGTCGAGCAAGTGAAAATCGGAAGGTATCTGGTGTTTGACAAGACCAAAATCTTGTCCTACAGCCATTCTTCTGCAAGAGACCCTATCTCCGGGCAGCTTTCTCAGGAGTCGATTTCCTTTAGTTTAGACAACAGTGACCGCGCATGGGACTCCGTAAACCCTCAAGGGATTTACAAGTACATCTATGAGCGCCAGCCTGTCACCGTTCGTTATGGAATGGATGTTGATGGAAAGACTGAATGGGTGAGCGGAGGAATGTTCTTCCTGTCGGAGTGGAGCGTCCCTGCCAACAGTATTGAGGCGTCCTTTCAGGCGCGAGACGCTTTCCTGTATCTATCCAGCACGAAGTACACCGGAAGAAAATACGGCACGCTTTATGAGATGTGCTACGATGCCTTGGAGCTGTTGGAAGCGGATGAAATTACCTTCGATATTTCGGATGAGCTGAAAGATTACTCCACCGACATTACAAGCGATGAGTCTACTTATCACAATTCCGATATTTTGCAGCTTGCGGCAAACGCTGCTGGAATGGCTTTGTACCAGACTCGTGATGGCGTGATAAAAATTAACAGAGTCTACGGAGCCGATACCTCCAATCCCGTGTTGGACATTCCAGTACTGAACAATTATTCTTGGCCGGAAATCACCTTTGCTCAAAATATGCTCAACGTGGTGACCACCGCAGGTGGCGTTACCTACGCTTATCCCGAAAGCCCTTCTGGCAAAGGCGTGAGCCAGACTCTGAGCAATGTTATGCTCACAAAGGACATCCTTGCAAAATCCAGGAATGCCCTTACAGAGTCTTATGGAGTCCTTTCCAACCGCCGCAAGGCTTCTCTCACATATCGGGCAAGCCCTACTATTGACGCCCTTGATATGGTAAAGATTCACCATCAGTTCAATTACGATGCTGTCTTGCTGGCGACCAATGTAAAGTACACTTTCAATGGGTGTTTCAAAGGTACTGTAGAGGGGTACATGATGGCAGATGCTCAGGCTATGTCTCTTGACCATACCAGCGAACAGCTCGATTGGGGCGAGTCCGTTATTTTGTCTGCCGCCCTCTCCCCTGCTTCTATTGACTCTCCTAAAATCAACTGGGCAGCTTCTCCTGAAGGAATCGTCTCCCTTCACGTTCTGACGAATGCAGAAGGAAAATCCACCTGCCAAGTCAAGTGGAATTCTCCGGGCAAGGCTGTTGTCACAGCTTCAGCAGGCGGCGTCTCCGCAGAATGTTCCTTCGCTACGGCGTCGTACAATCTGTTTGATGTTGCGGAGGGCAGCACCGTTCTTATGAATGAGGGTGGCAACGTGGCCGAGTTCATCGTTGCAAAGCATGACTACGAAAGCGAGCTGAATGGAGCCGGGCGAACTCTTCTGGTTCGAAAACACTACGCGGCTATCATGGCTTGGAGCTCTACATGGTCTACTTACGCCAGCAGCAGCGTAAACAGCTGGCTCAACGGAGAGTACTTCAACTCGTTCAGCTCCGCCCAGAAGCAAGCTATCGACAAGACGACTATCTATTATACTCCCGGTTTTTCTGACTCTTATTGCAATTCTGGCAGTAGCAAAGTGACTACAATGGCAAAAAGCATTTTTCTGCTTTCTCACCACGAGTTTGGATACGACACGGAAGGCTCTGATGCTCCGAATTGGACAACTAGCAGCCCGAGCTATAAGCACAACGAGGGCACTCCCCTGCAAAATGCATCTGGAATCCTGAAAACGATGCTTGCCTCTGACATGGAGGGCTCCAGCAGAGGACGATCTATTTGGACGAGAACTCCTTACCTGTACTCGCTTCAGATGCTTCGTGATATTGCTGGCACAAGTTCAAGCGCCAACAAGTACTGGCGGCCTCTGTTGGTCAGCAAACTTGTAAATGCATACGCCGTGTATGATTCTACGTTACAAGTGAATACCAATGCAGAGACAATTTCCTACGCCACCAATGATGAAACCCCTCGTAAGTACGATAATGTTGTTCACCCTGCATTTACCGTCCCAAAGTCTCTCGCTATTGACGCTGACGGCAAACTGATTTTTTAAGAGGTGAAATATGGCAACGTGGATTACAGACCGAACGCAAGCTGATGTTGACCGGGTCAAAGAGCTGACCGCAAAGGCAAGAACCGGCACATGGACAGAAGAGGAGCAGCAAGAATGGGCTTCTGGAATGAAAGGTGCGCTCAGCTACACCGATTACAACCGCATTGAAAGCGGCATGAAAGAGCTTGCTGGTATCGTTGGCGCACCTTATTCTGCAAGGATTGTACAGCAAAACATTCAAGTTGTTACTGCGAAAAATGAAAGCGGCGACATTCCTGCGTGGGACACTTATCCCGCCAAGTACGAGTTCTTTATGCCGCTGACTGCCAAGAAAGCGGGCCTGCGGCTCCGCTCGCTGGAATTCCGCGTCAAAGGCTATGTGCCGGGTACGATGCGCACCGTCCTGCGCAAGTACGGCTCCACGACCGCCCTAGTGGATAAGTTCATCGACATTATCCGCGGCTACAACGACGTGGTGTTGGACATGGGCGATTTCCCGCTGGAAAAGGGTGTCGAATACCAGCTCTATTTCGCCGCCTCTAACAACTTCTACCCGCCCTCTGTCGAACCCTCATGGGTCGTCGCAAACGACTACGTCAACATTACAAATGGAAGCGCTTATTACGGCGACGACAGCAAGCTTATTTTTTCAGGAACAATCGGTTTAACTGTGCCTGTGGAAGCTGGTTGGACAATCAATGATTATCTGACCATTGCGGATGCCACTCGGTGGATTGATAACGTGAAAGCCATTCGTTCCAAATGCAGCGGCAAAAGTTCTACCCCGGGAGTTCCCGAGGCGCTGAGTTATCATTTTGCGGTTATCAATCAAGTAGAAAAAGTTTTGTCTGACATTGAAGCGATGGCAAAGGACCATTTACTTTATTGTTCAGATACAATATGCGGAGGTGAACCCTATTATGCATTTTGTTGACCGAAAAGCAAAATATCCCGGGCGTTGGACTATGATGAAATCTGATGGCACATCAGAAATCATCACTTTGATTCGTAATGATGAACCTGTTGTCGAGGGTACTCCAATGAACGCCGACACCCTCAACACTTTGAGTGATGTTGCAGGGGCTGACATTGCAAAGGAAAAGGCAGAAGCCGCCGCAACCGTTGCGTCAACCGCAAAAGACGCTGCTGAGTTAGCCGCAAACTCTTCGGAAAAAAGCAAAGACGCTGCGGCGAAGAGTGAAGCTGCGGCGAAGCAGTATGCGGACAATGCAGCGGCTATCGTAAGCACCGACCCCACCCTGACAGTCAAGGGCGCTCCCGCAGACGCCAAGGCCGTAGGCGACCGCATCAACGCTATCAAAATCGAGACCGACAAGACCCTCACCATCTCTGGCGCTGCTGCGGACGCTGCGGCGGTAGGCGTGCGCGTCAAACTGTTGGAGATGGTGCATGGCACAGATGTAAATGGTATCAGTTTCGTCTCGGCATTTGATACGCTGGACGGCGTGGCACTTGAGGGAGTGTGGAACAAGGCGGCGAGCCGCATTGATTTTTGAGAGAAAGGAGGATTGGAATGCAGATTAAAGACTTAGCCATCGGGGACGGATATGTCTACCTGATGGAAGACGACGTCAAAGTCAAGTTTTATGTACTGCGCCACAACTATGAGTCTAGCCTGAACGGCATGGGGCGGACGATGTTTTGCCGGGAAAGTCCGGCGACGAGCGGGACACATACTACGTCCAATCTGAATAGTTACGCGCCCGATAGCAATAATGAGGCCACTTGGTATAAAGAAACCTATGCGAATAAGTTTTCCGACAAAGTGCGGGGTTTGATTGGCACGACAAAATATATCGGTCAATATGTTCGTATGTCTTATACGCAGACCGGCAATCCGTCTAAATCAGTACTTGAAAGTGACACATACGAATCAAGCTTTTTCCCCATTTCGACAGCGGAAGTCGGGGGCTCAGACTTCTCCGACGGTTCTGCGCTTTCCTCAGCCGCAATCAGCAGAATCAGCAGCATTCGAACCCGCTACGGAAGCGGCATCTGGACGAGAAGTCCATCTTGGACATCGACGGGTAATAGCACGTCAGGCTTTCCGACGCGCTACTACTATGCCAACGGCCAATACATATCTTCCGCAAGCGGTTCCAGTATTTCGACTGCCGAAGGTACTTACGGCAGTAGTTACGGCTACCTTCCCTGCTTCACCCTGTCGGAAACGCTGTACATCGACAGGGACGGCTTCGTTACGGAAAACCAGCCTCCGGAAATCACTTCCGATGCGGGTGAGAGCGGCGTGGCACTTGGCGAGAAGAACGAACCGTTTACTTTGGCCTACACCGTGACCGACGGCGACGGAGACCCCATGCGCATCGTCGAAAAGGTGAACGGTGTGGAGATGGCCGTCCGCGAGAACGTGGCCTCCGGCACCGAACTCACGGTACAGTGCCTGAGCGAGAAAGCCCTGTTCCAGCAGATACTCAACGGAGAAAACACCCTGACATTGGAAGTGGACGACGGCAAGACCTCGACAGACTGGACGGCTACCTTTACCAAAAATGTCACCGGTGCGCAGGTGAGCCTGACCGCCCCCCTGACGGCGGATGACACCATTACGGTAGCCTCCATGACGCTGGAAGGCACCCTGCCGACAGACATGAGCCTGACCGTGGAGATGACCAATAACGGACTGGATGACAGCCCCGTGTGGGAGACCGTGACGGACATCCAGCGCGGCGAGAGCCGGGCCTTTGTACACCACGTCTTTACCAACAAGACCGCCGCCCGGGGCTTTGCATTCAACTACAAGGTGACGATTGCCCGAGGCAAAAGCGGCACCGAAGGGAATCTAACCATGATTGGAGGTGTGATCGGATGAGCGTATACTACAACAAGCAGAGCCTAAAGGAGCAGCATAAGAAGCAGGCCGAAAAAGAGCAGCTGCGGAAGCTCCCGGAGCAGGTGGCCGCCATTGAGGACGCCCTGTGTGAGCAGGACATGGCATCGGAAGAGCGGCTGGCGACTATCGAGGACTCGCTGTGCGAGCTGGATGCCGCCGTCAACAAGTAAGGAGGACTTCAAAATGGATAAAATTTGGGCAAACAGACTGGTCGCCGGTACCAAGGAATGGGCAGAGATGCCCGCAAGCCGCCGCGCAGGGGTCAAGCGGGAGCTGGCCAAGAGGGTGGACAAGGGGGAGGTCAGTGAAGAGGATTATAAGCGCATCACCGGGGAGGACTACTACAATGGATAAACTGCTGGAGCTGCTGGAAAAGCTGGTGCGAATGCTTTTTGGCCCCGGGGACAAGCAGGATGCCGAAGAGGCAAAGCCCGCACCGGAACCTCCCGAACCCCCCGGGGCAGAGGCTGTAACCGGCTGGGAGGGTGACCCGCCCTATCGCTTTGTGGATGTGAGCCGGTATCAGGGCAAAATTACCCTCGACGGCTGGCTCAAGGTCAAAGCGGCTGGTTACAAGGGCGTCATGCTCAAGACGGTATCCACCAACTACAAGCTCTCCAAGCGGGCAGACGGCCTGTATATCGACCCGACCTTTGAGACCAACTACCGCAACGCCCGGGCTGCAGGGCTGGACGTGGGCGTCTACTACTACACCTACGCCACCAGCGAGGCCATGGCCGATGCAGAGCTTGCCCTGCTGCGGCAGGCGGTGTACGGCAAGGAGCTGACCCTGCCTGTGGCGGTGGACGTGGAGGACAACCGGCTGGGCAAGCTGGACAAGCAGAGCCTGACCGACCTGACAGCCTATGCTCTGCATGAGGTAGAGCAGATGGGCTTTTACGCCCAGCTGTACACCTACACCAGCTTTGCAAAGGCGCATCTCTATGTGGGCGGCGCAGCTTTGCAGCCCTATGACGTGTGGCTGGCCGACTACACCGGCAAGGCACCCAAGGTCGATTTTGCCTACAACGCCCACCAGCACACCAGCAAGGGCGCTGTGCCGGGCATCTCCGGCAACGTAGACCTCAACGTCACCACCGTCAACTACCCCAAAATCATCCGCAAGAAGGGCCTGACCCGTCTTCGGGAGGGCAAATGACCGAAAAAGAAGCTTTGCTGTGGGTACTGGGCATCCTGGGCAGCCTGTGCGCTGCAGCCATCACCATCGACAAGGTACTGGAAATCATCCACAAGTACATCAAAAAGGCGCAGGAGCCGGACAACGTGCAGAACAAGCGGCTGGATGAGATGGACAAACGCATCGGCACCTTGGAGCAGGGCCAGCTTCAGCACACGCAGGCCCTCGCCCGTGACCTGCGCCGCTTTGAAGAAATCGACGAGGTGAGCCGTCTGACCCTCGACGGGGTGCGCAATCTGCTGGACGCGCAGCTGTCCGGCAACAATCGCGAGGGGATGCAGAAGAGCCGCGCCGACATCGACAACTATCTGTTAAAAGGAGTGACCAATCATGGTAGCACTGGCAACTAAGCTTTTTGACCTTATCCCCGCCCCGGTGGCGGCTGTGCTGATGCTGGGCGGCTTTATTTTCTACGCTCTTGGCTGCATCCGGCTAGGCTATGGTGCAGCGGTGAAGCCTCTGGTGCTTGACCTCATCGAGCGGGCCGAGCACGAGATACAGGGTACAAAGCGGGGCGCAGAGCGCAAAGCCTGGGTCGTCAAGATGCTCAGGGCCGCTCTGAGCGCCAGCAAATACGGCAGGCTCATCAGCTGGGCCATCACCGATGAGACCATCGGCGCGGTGATCCAATTTTTCTTCGACCGCATGAAGGCGGCACTGAGTAAGGAGTAAGACTATGAGCAGCACTACATATTCCAAAAAGTGGCCCAAAACGGCCATTTTAGCAAATGAGTTCAACTTTTTAGCTGTTAAAAGTCGAACTCATTGCGATTTTGGTAACGTCAACAAAATGGTGACGTTTTGTCACCGTTTCGCCGTGCTTGGCAATATGGTGCGCAACGCCGGACAGCTGCCGCAGCCCTTCTGGCTCGGTGCTGCCTGTGGCGGCGGCTCGTGTAGTCTTTCCGCCAGCGTTGCAAGGGCTTAATGCAGAACAGATAAAAGCTGTGATAAAACGTGCGCCGCTTGGGAGGTATGACCGGAAAATCGCCCGGTTGCGGTACGTTGACCAGCTATGTCAAGTTGATATTGCAGCGCGTGTGCCGTATTGCCGGACATCAATCGGCAATAGGCTGAAAATTATTGACAAAATGCTGGATGTGTGATAAAATCAAACCAACAAATCCTCCCGGCCTCTCGAAGAAGCGCATTGGGGCGGATATTTGAAAGGCTACGGCCTTTGTAGAGAGCGGCATTGTCTGCGGGCGGTTCCGCTCTTGATTTTAGACTTTGCCATTTCGGCGGCATAAAAAATCCCCCTGCTTTGTCGAAGCCCTACGTGCCACGCTGGGTACTTGTAGGCAAAGTGGGGGATTTTTGCTTTATACACACTAGTTTTGTCGAAGCCATTGCCATATATTGGATATTGTGATATTTTAGTATCGCACTCCAATGTGTGCCTCTTTACAGTTAAGCGCTTATGCGGATTTTTCCGTATGGGCGCTTTTCTTTTACCCTTGCAAATCAGCAACCGTCACGTCACAGCCGCTTGCGATTTTCTCAAGAGTTTTCGCTCGAATGGGCTTTCCGGCTTCTGCGTGTTGGATGGTTGCGGTGGACAGCCCGGTCTTTTCTGACAGCGCCCGGATGGTCAGACCAGCACCCTCTCGGGCGACTTTGATTTTGACGGCAGACACGCCGAGTGTCTTATAATCGGGTGACATATATCCGATTTGGAACATGCCCTGCTGCTGCAACGGCAATGCTTTGAGCGCAAAGCTGTTATCCACGTCCTCAAGGTCTACATCCTTCAGGACGTAAGCGCAGGCGTTGTCAAGCTCTGGGGTCATCTTGTGGAGCTTGTGCGCCAGCGTAATTTTCATCATCACGCCACGTACGGGAAATCTCGTAGCGTTGTCAAGGTCTGCCTGATTCACTCGATCGGCGCAGGCTTCGTCGAGCAGGCGGTATAATTTGCCGAGATTCTGGATGGTGGTGTTTTCCATATTTGTTTCCTCCATTTGTTTTTACTGTACTGATTATACCACGAAATTGATACGAGTGATACAGGCATAGCCACCAGACTTTGTTTTATTTTTTTGTTCATTTTGTAGCAGTTGTATCAGTTTATATTTGTCCTTCGTTGTACCTTCGTTGTCCTCCGCTTTTTGCCGTTGCGGTACACTAGGAGCACAAGGAGGGATGTATTATGAGCTATTATCCGACACCTGGAGCGCCCTACGTTCCGCAGCAGCCTGTCAATCCTTACGGCGGAATGGGTACAGTAGGGCTTGCCACTCCCCTACCGAACACGCAAATGCAACAGGCACAACCGCAGCGTCCGCAGCCGATGAATGGGCAACAGCCTGTTCAGCAGTCGGCACAAGATGGTGGCTGGTTGCTTGGCAGACCTGTTTCCAGCAGGGAAGAGTTTTTGGCGATACCGTCTGACCTGTACGGCAGACCGACCTACTGCCCGGACTTGCGCAGCGGTGTGATCTACTGCAAGCGACTGAACCCGGACACCTGTGAATCCTATGTGCAGGAGTTTTACAGCCCGGAAGCGTGGCGGCAGATACAGGCGCAACAGGCACAGCAGACCGCTGCACCGACACAGCAGTATGTGCCTGTTGAAGAGTATAACGCCCTCGTCCACAGGCTGGATGAACTGGAAAAGTGGCAGAAGAGCTTTTCAAAGCCCGCTGCCGCTGCAAAGAAAGGAGAATAACAATGTCCTCTCCGTTTGATGTGATTACGCACAGCCCCATCATGCAGCTTGCGAACCTTGCCCGTGCCGGACAGAACCCGATGGGGCTTATCCAGCAGTTGAGCGGGCAGAACGCACCCATCATGCAAGGCTTGAACCTGATTCAGGGCAAAAACGAAACGCAGCTCCGAACGATGGCGCAGAACCTCGCCAAAGAGCGTGGCATCGACCTGAATCAGCTGGCAAGCGCTCTGAACCTGACGCTGCCCCGGTAAAGCATCCCTCTAAGCGAAACGCTTCTCAGTTTTGCGGACTTGATAAAAACCGCTTTTGTTTGGCTTCGCCCACCGCACACGGCGGTGGGATGGCATAACGCAAAACTGAAAGGAGTTTTGTTATGGACGATTTTGCAACTGGTTATCTGGCTGGGCAGGACGGTGGCAATAACAACGGCGGATTTTTCGGCAACGAAGGTCTGTGGGCGGTTATCATCCTCGCCATCATCTTCGGCTGGGGTACAAACGGCTACGGTCGAAACGGTGGTGACAACGGCATGAACAGCTACATCCCCTATCTGGTCGGCACTGGCGCAACTGGTCAGGGTGGCGCAGATACTCGTGCGGCTCTGTCTGAAGGCTTCTACCAGCAGGACACTTCCCGTTCTCTGGCTGGCATTCAGAGCGGTATCTGCTCTCTGGGCTATGACCAGCTGGCGCAGATAAACGGAGTCAACGCCAACATCGCAAACGGCTTTGCGGGCGTGAACAGCGCCATCTGTCAGCTCGGCTACCAGAACGCACAGCTCGTGAACGGTCTGGAACGCAGCGTGTCCAACGGCGACAACGCCATCAGCCTTGCCATCATGCAGGAGGGCAACGCACGGCAGGCGGGTCAGACCGCTATCCAGACGCAGCTTGCATCTTGCTGCTGCGAGAACAAGCAGCTCATCGGCGACCTGAAGTACACCATTGCACAGCAGGACTGCGCTACCCGTCAGGCTATCGCAGACAACGCTCGTGCCATCGTGGACAACTGCAACGCCAACTTCCGCAGCATGATGGACTACTTCACGCAGGATAAGATTGCCACTCTGACCGCTGAGAACCAGAGCCTGAAGTTCGCCGCTTCTCAGGATCGTCAGAATGCGCTTCTGACCACCGTGATGTCCCAGCAGACCGATACCATCCTGAACCGGGTCAATCCTCGTCCGATTCCCGCTTATCAGGTGGCAAACCCCAACGTGGGCGTGAACTGCTGCGGCTGCTGCTAACCTACACACTCCCCGATAACACCGGGTGAACCATCGGGGCAGGGGTAAGACACCTCTGCCCCTGATTTTTTAGGAGGAAAATACTATGGCTTGCAAAACAAGCTGCAAACTCTGCCCGCACTTGGTCATCAGTCAGGCGGTCACGTTTGCCGACGATACTCTGACCATCAACATCCCTGCTGGCGCATACCAGAACGGCGAAAAGTATTGCATCGTGGTCGCTCAGAGCTTGCCGGACACGACCACCATCAACGCCCCTGTGGTCATTACCATAGGTGCAGGCACAACCGCATACCCTCTGACTGACTGCAACTGCGCTCAGGCGACCGCCGAGAGCATCCACACCCGCACCCGCTACGCTACCCGTGTGGCAACGTCTGCAACCGGCACCGGCACGTTCAAGTATCTTGGCTGCTTCTGCCGCTCCCACGCCGGTGCGCCTGCGTCCATTTCCTAAGGAGGTATAGATTATGGGCAAGAACAATTTTCGCCGCATGATGATGCTCCGCGATCACGACAAAGACCGTGAGCCGGAACGTGACCGCCTTGAGGAAGAACGTGACCGCAGGGAACGTGAGCTGGAACGCCGTCTGCGCAAGCTGGAAGATGGCAGCGACCGCTATCCTTACTATCCGCAGGAGGAGAACCGCTACATCGACCCCTACCCTATCCCCCGCTACCCTGACGTAGAGTATGGGCGCAAAATGCCACAGATTGGCTTCTCGCAGAACGGAGACTGGGACAAGCGGTCTGGGCAGTATGAGCATGGCGGTGCGGACAGCCGTTCCATCAAGATGCCACGCAAGCACCTCACCCACGATGAAGCGGAGGAATGGTGTGATAGCATGGTAAATGCTGACGGCACTAAAGGTTGTCACTGGACGCTGGAGCAGACACAGGACGTTGCAAAACAGCGCAATATCACCTGTGACCCGAACGATTTCTGGGCTGTCATGAACATGATGTACTCGGATTATTGTCAGGTCGCAAAGCGCCAGTCCGTTGACACTCCGGGCTTCTACGCTGACATGGCAAAGGCGTTCCTTGAGGACACGGACGCTGTGGACGGCAAGGCGTATCTCTACTGGGACTGCGTGACAGATAAATAAAGTAATCCCCTGCATAGTTTAATCGGCTGTGCAGGGGATTACTTTCTATTATAATGATTAGTTTTACTGAAGCCAATTGATGAAATATCCGTTGTACTTAAACTCTTTTGCCTCATTCGCGGCCTTAATCAGATTCTCCGCAAAAGCAATCGCCTCATCCGGCGACAATGTTCGTCCAGGAAAACATACTTTACTACCGATTGAAGTGTCAATTCCATCTCCACTTCTGCAAATTTCAATGCCACTTCCGTAAGATTTCCTTCTCTGCTTCAAGTCTTCTATATTGTAATCAGAATATTTCACTTTGTCCATGTGAACTCTCCTCCTTAAATCTCAGCTTTTATCAGATTGCGAATCAATCAAACGCTTCCATTGGAACTGCTTACATCTTTGGTAATAAGCTTTTTCTTGATTATCCAATTTACAATGCGCTTCATTATCAATATAACCAGTCCAGTTTTCGCAATGTTCACACTTCACGTTGGACTTTTTGGTTTTGTCAACCATTCGCTTACCCATGTTTAACTCCTCCTAAATCTTAACTTTTATCTGTTAAGCAGTTCTTTGATGTAGAGCGTCTCGAAACTTTTCAGATGAGGATACTCATTTCGAGCCATCCTCTCTGCCTGTTCTTCAACACTCAAAATGCTTTCAAAGTCATCATCCACATCAATAACATAGCACATACATTCATGGTCGTGCTTATCGTTCCAACCTTCAAAAAGAACAACAAACTTTTTCATATTGTCAATCCTCCAAGAAATCTTCCAGTTCAATCTTTCCGTCTGCCGCCGCAGCAGCCAGAGCGTATACGAACTGTCCAATCGTCATTCCGTGCCGTCTGGCTTCACGGTTGATGTACTTGCGTTCTTCCTCGCTCATAAGGATGGTAATGCGCTTAGACCGCTTGCCGTCACCGCTTGCAACTCCCTGATGCGATTCCGGCATCGGGATTTTTTTCTTTGTCAAGCCAGCTTCAGCCAGTGCGCCGGGAATATTGCCATGTTCAATCAGCCGTTTCATTTCCTTTGCCTGTTTCAGCTTCTTCGGCTTACCTTCGCCCAACATGGCATCACTTGGCTGGCTTTCGCTGTCTTTGGCTTGCTTCGGCTTAATACTGCTTAATTTCGCTTCACTCGACTGTGCATGGCTGTCTGTGGCTTCACTAGGCTTAATCTGTGCTTGTTCGGCATTATTCGGCTTTGTTTGGCTTGCTTCTTCTTCCTTTGGCTCACTTCGGCTTAATGTCTGTTCCGAAAAAACAGGCTGGAAATCAAACCCGCCAAGCAAGCCAGAGGATTTTTTGCTGGTTGATTTCATTCCTCTTCCTCCCAATCTTCATCAAGGTCAGGAACGGTCGGCAACGGCATCCAGTGAGTTATATTATGCGGCTTTCCGCTTTTGTCCCGCCATTCCTTAAAATCTTCTTCATAGCCTACAATTTCTACATCGTATTCGTCTTTGCTAAACCCGATAACGTATGGGTTTAGTTCATCTGGCATTTCATCTTCTGATTTCGCCCATTGATTATTTGCAAGTTCTTTCTGCCACTTTTTGCAATACTTTTCAGCTAGATACCACTGAGAATGAAACGCCATTTCTTTCTCTTTATCGGAAAGGTCATTAAATGAAAAACCAAAATTGATAATGTAGACTTGCTCCGTGTCATCAGAACAAGTTGCATTCAAAAGATGTGGGTACAAATCGCTCATTTTTCTTTCCCCTCCACAATCATCTTCGCCAACGCCTTGAAATCCTCTGCGCTGGTACTCTTTGCCGTGTCACCGCTAAACAGGCTGTGCCGTTCTGCTTGAGCCTTACGAACGCCCATAGACGGTCTAATCTTCACGTCCAACAGCTTTGTTCCCATGCTTTGTGCAATCACAGGAAGCTGCTCCACAACCTCTTTGGACAAGTTCTCGCGGCTCTTGTACTGGTTCAGAAGCAGACCTTCAATCTTTAAGGTCGGGTTGAAATATCTGCGAACGTCACCAATGGTCTGCGAAAGCTGGCTCAATCCGGCAAGCGCATATCGGTCTGCTGTGATGGGAACGATGATGCTGTTGGCAGCGATCAGCGCGTTTACAAGCGCAAGGCCGAGCTGCGGGGGAGTGTCCAGAACAATGTAATCGTACCGTTCAGATACGCTTTCAAGCGCTTCACGCAGCCGGAAGTTCTTGCCAATGTCCCGGACAAGCTGCTCGTCAATGTCCTTCAATGCGTTGTCTGACGGCAGAATGTCACCGGCTTCGCAGTGCTGGATTCCTTCTTCCACTGTTCCTTGCCGGGTCATTACATCGAACAGGGTACACACATCCTCTGTCTGTGCGCCGTAGGTGTCCGTTGCGTTGCACTGGGCATCGCAGTCCACCAGCAACACCTTCTTGCCAAGCAACTGCAACGCACCTGCTAGACAGGTGCTTGTGGTAGTCTTTCCTGTGCCGCCCTTCTGGTTGGCGACAGCTATAATTTTTGCCATTTTATCACTCTTTCTTTATTTGCCGTTAAGCGCTTCAATGGAATAAAACGCCGGCATATACTTGTCTACGATACCCGCTTTGTCTACGCTTCTAATCAGATAGCCAACAGGTCTGTCGGGGAATGGTGTTCTGCTTAAAGACAAGATGTCCTTATACGCTGCCTTCACCGTATCGTAAACCGCTTCTTTGCGTCTCGGCAGCTTGATTTCGGGATGCTCTTTCTTCATCCACTTCTCAACCACTTTTGCCACGTCAATGCAGTCTTGCTTTTCCAGCTCGTCACACACAGACCAGTCAAAATCCTCGTATCCGCTTCTGCGGGGCTTTCTGGCGGTTTTTTGAGGTTCGGTTGATACTTCGCTTGCCTGAGCTTCAATCAGCGTCTCAGACGCTTTAATTTTGGGCTTAAACTTGACTGCCACAGCCTTTCGTGCCACAAGAACCGGTTCATAGGTCACAACAATGTCAGACACAGCATTGATCTCGTCTACTGCAACGTCAAGCACTCTTTTTCGAAGGTTCTTGTAAACATCGTAGCTGGCTTCCATTGCTCCGAGCTGCTCTCTCAACTTCTTCAGACTGATTTCATGCGGCTTACTGTCCATGTTCATCCAGTCCCGAAGAATCGAATAAAGCAGGATGCTGTACTGAGACTTCATTCGTGACGTGTAACGCAGCCGATACCGAACGTACCCGCTTTCGGCAATATCAAAAAAGATGGGGCGAAGGTCAGGGTTGCAAGTGATTGCTACAACATAAGACCTCGTTTCGGGTACATAGTCCAGTTTTGCCCTTGTGAAAAGGACAAAGCTCTCAAACGTGCCCTTCTCTTTGTCAATAGGAATCGACACAGTGTTGCCCAGAAAGTGCTTGATCTGCGGCTCAATCCTTCGCGCATCAAGGCTTTTCAGTCCTAGCAGGTCTCTGTACTCTGCCAACGAAAACTCCACACGGCTGCTGTTTGGGTCTCTTGGATTTATTCTTGACAAGTAAACCTCTAGCAACCGAAGCTCGCCTGCTGTGTAGTCCCTAAACTTTGCCCACACAAGGGATTTGCTTTTCTCGACAAGGTTATTGTCTGATATTTTTGGCATCTGCTCACTTCCTTTAATGGTCTGAAAACAGTATATCACAGACTGGGGGACAAGTCAATACAATCTGTCCCCCATGACTTGTCTTTTTGTCCCCCATAGGGTCGTCAAAACGTCCCCCATGACTTGTCAAAACGTCCCCCATGCTTTGTCATTTCGTCCCCCATCTACCTATTATATATTAAACAAGAAATAAACAAGAGGTTAAATATCATCGTTAAATAAGCGATGACGATAATTTTCAACAATTTCTTTGTTTTTCTATTCCAGCTTGTGGATAACTAAACCTTTCATTTGCTGAATAAAGTCTTTCCGGCAATGATTAGTCTTATCTAATGTGTACAAAATGTGGATGAAAAACTTTTGAGCCAGTATTATGGGGGACGGATTGACAAGCTGCTTAATCGCAAACGATAAATTAGCGCTAATTCGTTGTTTATTATGCGCAAATATTGTCGGTTCATAGCCTATGGGGGACGGAATGACAAGGTAGATTTGCCCGATAGGTGTACAAAAAGTGGACAGAATGTTCCTTAAAAACTTCGATAATTCGACAATCAGCCGCTTATATTATTCGGATTCACGGTATAAGAATCATTGGACCTCATGGCAGCTTCTGTTCCGGCATCTTGCGCCTGATAGAGTATTTCCATCTTCGGGGCGGTTCCATTCGGGTCTGGGTCTGTTCCGGTAGCTTGCGCTATCTCATAGTTGCCCGATACCATCCGGCAAACAGAGACCCTGTCCTTCAACGGTGTGTGGAGGTTTGCCAGAACCTCCGTCAGCACACCCATATGGTCTGATCCGTGATCTCCGTACCGGATGTACAACAAGGCATCTATTTCGTAGGAAGAACATTCCATCATAGCATCTATGAGAATCTGCCGCTTCTCCAGACCAGGAAGGTCATCTTCCAAATGCTCCAGCAGCCCCGGGTAAATGCAAGCGTCCATGTATCGAGCCGCCGATACGCCGCAACAGGTGAACCAGCGCATAGCCGTTGGCAGGGAAATAGCTGCCAGGCCTTGCTCCCAATTGGCGACCGTGCCACGATTTATGCCCATCCGTGCCGCCAGCTTCTGCTGGCTTAGACCAGAGTGCATCCGTGCCATCTCTAATGCTTTGGCCGTTCTTACTAAATATTCATCCATAAATTCACGCCCTTTCAACAAAATTCTGCAAAACTGCCGGATTCGACAAGCCAAAAAATGGAAAAAGCTGCTATGGAGAACCAACAGCAGCCTGTGTTATAACTGTATTGTCAAAAAATTCCAAAGAGGAAGGGAACACAAAATGAAAGAAACTGTAATCTGGAACCATGAACGTATGCCGATCATCGACGGAATGCCCGCCAGCGTTACCGATGGGCAGCCACACACACCTGAACCATGGGAGGAAAGCTAATGAACCGAACTGTAGATGCTCTGATTGTCCCATACGCCCGCAGACGGACGCTGGAGCTTGTCCTGAGCCTTTCTGGGTACGAAGCTGATAAAGATGCTTACCTCGAAGCGAAAGGCATCCTGGAACGTGCCGTAGCCGCCTTAGACGATGGACGCGACCCGGCAGATAACATCGAACGCATTGACGGACAGCTCGTAGAGCTGTGATTGGAGGAAAGATGGATAGGCGTTGTCCCTTTTGACTTGAACGCTCGTGGCTTCCCCGATGAAAAGTAACGGATGTGAAGAAAACATTCGATTTTTGCGAAGTTGTTCAAATTATATTGACTACACAACCAAAAGATGTATAATCATATCAAATGAACATTCGTATTTACTGATCGGGAGGATATGCTGCAATGAGCGAACAAGAAAGAGCGGAGATTGACAGGTTTATCGCATGGTTGTTGGAACACCCTGAAAAGATTCCGGCAGCTGAGCAAGTCCTAGACCTGGAATAACAGAAAACCCCTTGCGCAGAGCTACACCAGCCCGGTACAAGGGGGTTTTTATTTTACCGGGTCAGAACCACTTCTTTTTTCGGTTTCTACGGTAACGATATTTTCTGCTGTTGCCATATAGTACACGGTCATTGCCTTTTAACAAGGCTTGCATGAACCAGAAGCAAAAGGCACAGCCACACAACAAGTAATACACGGGCGTTCCTCACATCTTCTCAATCAGGTTCATCAGAGCTTCACGCTGTTCTTTCGGCATAGATTCAAGCTTTTTTCTAATCCGCTCCACTGCTGCATCGACTTCACTTTGCGGCTGCTGGGGCGGATTTTCTTTTTGTTCGCCAGTGAGAAGGTAGTCTACCGATACGTTGAAGTAGGATGCAATTTTAGAAAGAACCTCTGCGGACAGGCTCTTGGTTCTCCCGGCTTTCAGCTCGGAAAGAAAACTACGGCGAATCCCGATGTTGGCACAAAGGGTTCCGTCTTTGATGCCCTCTTTTTCGCAGAGTGCGTGGATGTTGCTGTACAAGTCCGACATAAGAACACTCCCATATTTGTGCAAGTATACAAATGCACAGAATTTTGTACAAAAGAGTTGACTTGTACAGAAGTCTGTACTATAATACAGACATGGGCGGTACAGAACACTGTACAATATGAACTCTCTACACCATTATATTAGTACAGTTTTCCGTACTTGTCAATAGATTTTAGCAAATGGAGGTGGAATTTTGAAAGAAAACTTCTGGTCTGATTTTGGGCTTGAAGTAAAGATGAAGCTGCTTCAGCGAGGTATGAAGCAAACGGAACTGATTCAGGCTGTCAGGGATGACACAGGACTGTTCTTTGACGATTCGTACCTCTACAAGATTCTTCGCGGAGAGCGGAAACCGGACAAAATCGTCCAAAGCATCTGCCGGATTCTGAATATTCAAGGTTCGGAAGAGTAAGAAAGGAGAAAAAATGACCGACATTATCTTATCGACCCAGAACGGCGAACCGGTAGCATCCAGTCGTCAGATTGCAGAGAACTTTGGCAAGGAACACAAGGATACTTTGGAGAGCATCCGACAGATTTTGGCGGCGGAAAATTCCGCCACCAAATCCATGTTCTACGAAACCACGTTTGAAAATCGTGGTAAACAGTACCCGATGTATTTAATGAACCGTGACGGTTTCACCCTGCTGGCTATGGGTTTTACCGGCAAGGCTGCTCTTGAATGGAAACTCAAGTACATTGCAGCGTTCAACGAAATGGAGAAGAAGCTGGCTGAACAGCCACAGCTCACACGCTCGCAGCTCATTGCAACTGCGCTGATCGCAGCGCACGAAGAGCTGGAAGAGAAAGACAAACGGATTGCAGAGCTGACACCGGATGCTGAGTTCGCTCGTGCTGTGTGCATTGCGGACAACTGCCGGACGGCCACCAGCATTGCTAAGGACTACGGTCTGACTGCTGAAAAGCTGAACAAGCTGCTTTACAGCCAGCGAGTTCAGTACAAAGACAGCGATGGTCAGTGGGTGCTGTACAAGCCCTATCAAGGCAAGGGATACACTAAGAACCGCAAAGGCAAAGCCATTCAGCGCTCTAACGGCAAGACTTACATTCCAAATACAACGGTTTGGACGGTCGAGGGTGAAAAGCTCATCCATGAGCAGCTCAAAAAGCTGGGCATCACGCCGAGAATCGAGACCAGGGCTGTTGCAGAACAGCAAGATTTCGGAGGATGGGAGGGCTGAACATGGAGAAGATTATCACCTTAAAGGTAGACCTTGAATACCCGGAAGAAGCCAAGTTTGCCATTGACGTCGCGGCCAAGACCTACTCGGATTTCAAGCGTGAGCAGGCGACAAGGCGCTTTGTAGAAAATGGTTGTACGCCGGAAGATGCAAAGAAAATCGCAAAGTTCATCCAGTTTCTTGACCAGTGTTTTTCTGAACACAATGAAAGAGCCTTAAGAAAGGCAAGTGAAGTGGATGGAAATTAAATACTGTGAGCGGTGCGGCTGTCTTCTTGGCAAAGTTCTCAAAACCAAACGGTATTGCAAAGAATGTGCAATGTTGGTTCAAAAAGAAAAACAGACTAAACGTCGCGCTCCGTATGGCGTCGTTTCGTGCGAATGGTGCAAAAAGCCGATGCGTAAAGTATACGAACATCAAAAGTACCACCAGAAATGCGCGAACGCTGTAAAACGAAAACAGATTGCAGACTGGTGGAAAGAACACCCGGATTACATCAAAACACCTTCTCGTAAAGCCAGACCGGAAGGGAACCAGACAGAAGAAAAGCCTAAGCCGAAGTACACCATCAAACAAATGAACGATAAAGCAAAAGAGCTTGGAATGAGCTACGGCCATTACAGTACTTTACTTGCACAGGGAAAGGTGAAGGCTCCTGATGAACGGTAAATACTACGGCAAGCAGGAAATCCGCTGGCACAGCCGGGAGAAAGAACGGCTGGAACGCATCCAACGTAAGCAAAGGATAACAAACGATGAAGAAAGCAATAAGCAACTTCAACAAAAGCAGTTCGTGGCGGAAGCGCTGGCAAGAGCGTGAGCCTTTAAGACTGGAACGTATCAAGAAAGAAAGAGTGAGCAAAAATGAAAAAAATCAAGGTAAGAATCACATTCACCGAAGCAGTTCTCGGCACATGGCCTAGCAATCAGAACATTGCACGCGAGTTCATCGCCAGCAAGTCCCCGGATGCAAAAACCATCGAGGACGAGGTTGCTGCTCTGGGCGCTGATGCTGTGGCAGATAAGGGCATGACCGTGTTCCCTCGCAACGAGAACGGCGAGCCTATCTTGTATGACTACCAAATTAAGGGCTTCTTCAAGGATTCCTGTGGTATGCTTGGTCGTATCGGCGGCAAGACCGAGACTGGCAAAAAGAAAGCCGTGAATGAATCCGGAAAGCTCACCGCATACAAGAAGGTCATTGACGGTCTTATTTTCGTGTCTCCCCGGATGATTCCCATTCATGTGAACGGCGAGATTACCGAGTGCCAGCGTCCGCTGCGTGCGCAGACGGCACAGGGCGAACGTGTCAGCCTTGCCAACAGCGAGCAGATTCCCGCTGGTTCGACCTGCGAGTTTGAAATCGTTCTTCTGGACGATTCTCACGAGAAGGTCGTGCGTGAGTGGCTGGATTACGGTGCTCTGCGTGGCATCGGACAGTGGCGCAACAGTGGGCGCGGGAAGTTTTTGTATGAAATCCTGAACTGATCGCAATGGCACAGCTTTTCAATGAAAGGCGAAGCAATGGCACAGCGAAGAAACGCAACGTAAAACAAAGGCGTTGAGAAGTAGCGCATCGCGAAGGCTATGGATGCAAGGCGTAGCTTTGATAAGCAAAGGCATCGAACGGCGGCAACGTGCGACGCAATGGCAAAGAATAGAACCAATAGGCTAAGGCATTGAGTAGCTAGGAGCAGAACAGCAACGGCAAAAATGAAAGGAGACAAGATGAAAGCATTTATTGAAGTTGCCCTGATGTGGGGCATAGCGCTGGCGGTGGTTTTGGCGGTATTTCTGCTGAACTTCTGGATGGTGCATCACATCGGAATTCTGGTAGGAGCATCAGCTGCCCGTGGAATCATCACGGTATCTGTGGCGATGGCTACGGCATGGATACTGAGTTTTGGAGGTAATAAGAGTGAAAAGCCTGAAAGCTAATGTCCTTTGCACGCTTGGAATCGCGTTAGCAATCTTTTCGGTAGGATGCGGCGATGCAATCCAAAAAAGTCAGAGCACAGTAGCAATGTTTGGATACGTTTTCCTTTCGTGCAGCTTCCTCGCCGCAGCACTCGTCTTGTGTGCCATTGGGGTCAGCTCTGAAAATGAACGCATTGAACAGGAAAATCGCAAAGTAAAACGCATTCCTCACCACACCAACGAGTGGAGGGATGCACGATGAAATGCCCGATGTGCGGTAGTGACAACATCACAACGGTTGATAGCCGGTCTGACCACGATAGCATCATTCGCCGAAAGAAGTGCATTTCCTGTAACCATCGGTGGTCTACCATCGAAATCGACAAAGACCAGTGGTACAGCGCACTGCAAATCAAAGAGAGACGCAAGAGAGGGAGACCAAAAGATGATTAACCTTGACAGATTCGGTGGTGTGACCGAACCGGAGGACGGCGTGTATTTCCTAACCCGTGAGCAGGAAGCAGAAGCCAAAGAAGCTGACCGGCTGGCAGCGATTGAGGACTTGCAGTCTGAGATTGAGGACAGGGAAGCAGAGCTGAAAGACCTCCGTGCGCAGTTGGCAGAACTGATGGCTGGTTGATTTTATACAGCCAAGTTAAGCCGAAGTAAGAATAATGAAGCCTAATGAAGCCGAAGAAAGGAAACGTATGGATAACAGCAAAATCCATGAAGCTCTGATGGCTGTTCAATCAGAGTTGAAAGCCCCGAAGGGGCAGATGAACACATTTGGTGGTTACAAGTATCGCTCTTGTGAGGACATTTTGGAAGCAGTCAAGCCAATTTTGAAAGAACACGGTTTGCTTCTTACCCTTTCTGATGAACCTAAAGTGTTAGAGGGGTGGCATTACATCGAAGCGACCGCAAAGGTGGAAACTCTGGATGGTGGATGCGTAACTGTTACTGCTTACGCAAGAGAACCGGAGCAAAAAACCAAGATGGATGCAGCGCAGGTGACTGGAACGTCTAGCAGCTACGCTAGAAAGTACGCTCTGAATGGTCTGTTCTGCATTGACGATACGAAGGACGCTGACACGGACGAGTACCAGAAGCAGACCACAAGCAGGGCAAGCAAGCCTGCGCAGAAGCAAACGGAAGCGGAAACCATTCCACCATGCGCTTGTTGTGGAAAACAGTTGCAGCCTGTCCAGTACAACAATCGAACTGTATCACCGCTGGAAACTGCAAGAAGCACAAAGAAACGCTTTGGGCGCGTCCTGTGTTGGGACTGTGCCCAGAAACAGCCGAAGGAGGGCTAAACAATGCTCAACTCTATCGCAATTCAGGGGCGTCTGGTTCACACGCCTGAAGCTAAGGTCACGAAGTCTGGCAAGGATGTTTGCACGTTCAGCATTGCCTGCGACCGTCAGAGTGGCGGTCAGAAGGAAACCGACTTCTTCAACTGCACCGCATTTGGTAATACGGCACTGTTCGTTTCCAAGTGGTTCCAGAAGGGCAGTCTGATTCTGGTGACTGGCAGCATCCAGACCCGGAAGTATACCGACAAGCAGGGGAACAACCGCACCGCAACGGAAATCATGGCAAACAAGGTTGACTTTTGCGGTGGCAAGTCTGACAGCAAGCCAGCCGATCGGGCGCAGGGTGCCCCGCAGAACTACTCGCAGGGAAACGCAGATGACTTCTCTGTGATTGACGATGATGGTTCGTTGCCCTTCTGATTGGAGATGCGCATGAATCGGGAAGAAAAAACGCATTGGACGCAAGATAAAATCTTGCTGTATGTGAAAGCCTGTATGTCTGCCACTGGTTTAACCAGAATGCCATCAAGAAGTGAATTGAGCGAGTATTACGGAAACGACAAGTTGACAAATGCAATTCGCCGTTTTCCGGGTGGCTATTACAAAATAGCTGAAATCCTTAATATCGAAATGAAAGAAAGCGAAACGCAATTCGGAAAGTATGGCGAAGACCTTGCTACAAAACTGCTGGAAGAACATGGATTTGCGGTTGAGCGAATGTCAACTAGATACGCCTATGACCTTTATGTTAATGGCAGCGTTAAGGTTGATGTGAAAACGGCAAGGCCGAGCAGAGCAAATAAGAGTTTTTGCTATTCGTTTAATCTTGAAAAACGATTCCCTACTTGCGATGTTTATTTTCTGATTACAAAAAACGAAGAGAAGGAAAGCATTTATATAGTTCCTGCTTCCATCAACCAGACGCAGATTGGTCTTGGAACTGGAACGACTGTGTACAGCAAATATCAAGACCGATATGACATTATCACTGATATGAGCAAGGCTTTCGCTTCGGCAAAGTCCTGATCGCCTACCTTATATAAGAGCTGTGCTATCTGGCTGGACGGGCGTTTGGAAAGATGAAGCACTTGGGCGACATTACAAAGGTTCACGGCGACCAGATAGAACCTGTGGATTGTATCACGTTCGGCAGTCCATGCCAAGATTTGTCCATTGCTGGACGCAGGGCTGGACTTGCCGGAGAACGCTCCGGGCTATTCATAGAAGCGGTTCGAATCATAAAAGAAATGAGGTCAAGCACAAATGGACTGTATCCAACTTTCGCTGTTTGGGAAAACGTACCAGGAGCATTCAGTTCCAACGGAGGAGAAGATTTCAGAGCCGTGCTGGAAGAACTTGCCCGCATCGAACAGCCAGACGTTTCAATTCCTCGACCTTCGGGTAGGGGGGGCAGATGGAGCAAAGCTGGAGCAATCGCCGGAAGCGGATGGTCTTTGGCATGGCGACAGCTCGACGCTCAATACTGGGGAGTACCCCAACGCCGAAAACGCATCGCTCTTGTCGCAGATTTTGGAGGTCAACGTGCCGCAGAAATACTGTTTGAGCGCAAGGGCGTGTCAGGGAATCCTGACGAGAGCGTCACGGCGTGGGAAACCGCTTCCGGGCGTTCTCCGACAAGCCCTTATGGACGTGATAGGGGGGGCAATTCCTACACCCTGAAAATCCGTAGTGGATGCGCCGGTGGTGGTAAAGGCGCGCTGGTACAAACCGAAAAAAGTGCAACGCTTTCAACACTCCAAGATCAGACATTGTTTCAGCCTGTTGTTTATGATGCTCGTGGAAACGGCGATGGCAAAATCGCGCCGACAATCACCGGCGACCACGAAAACAGAATCACAGATTATACGGCTATTGCGATTGAGCGCTATACCTTTAACGAACAATCTTTCAGTCACTACAAAGAAAGCGAAAAATGCGCAACCTTGAAAGCAAAAGCAGGAAACATCGGCAATGGCAGCGAGTGCCTGATTGCAGAGAAAACCATCCGTTGGATTGTGCGCCGTCTGACACCTGTTGAATGCGAACGCCTACAAGGATACCCAGACGGGTGGACAGACATCGGCGAGTGGATAGACACCAAAGGCAAGAAACACAAGTACGCTGACAGCCCACGATACAAGGCTCTGGGCAACTCCATCGCTTTGCCACAATGGTTCTGGATTGCACAGAAGATGAAACTTTATCTGGGCGAAAATGCCACGCTAGGAAGTCTGTTCGATGGTATAGGCGGCTTCCCACTTGTCTGGCAAAAGACCTATGGAAACGGCACGGCACGATGGGCTTCCGAAATCGATGAGTTTCCCATTGCCGTTACAAAAAGGAGGTTCGGCGAAGAATGATTACCTGTTGTCTCAACTGCACATCACGCTGCACAGCTTGCCACGACACTTGCGAGAAGTACAAGGCAGAGAAGAAAGACTTCGAGGAGCGCAAGGCATTCGTGTATGAGCTGAACCACAGCCAGAGCGTGTACCACCGTGATTATGAGGACAAGCACCGGGAACGTGGCAAGAAACGGTTTCTCGGAAGTGAATTTAGAGGTGAACGAGGATGAGAAGAAAGTATAAACCGGGCGGCTACATCATTTCACTTGATGAATTGATGAAGCAGGAGTTTGTTTACTGCGCTGGAAAACTTGTTCACAAAGGATGGTTTAGTAGCTGGCAACTGCGATATGCAAATAGCGAACTTGCTCGACTGCGTATCAGAGAAGCCAAAAAAATCGAGGACAACGCATGAACACCGGCAAGCAGTTTGAAGCAGACTTCAAGGCATCTGTCCCGCCCGATGCGTGGTGCTACCGGCTAAAGGACAGTGCTGCTACCTACTATGGCGGCAACGAGAACCTGTCCTTTTCCATTGACAACATCTGCGACTTCCTTGTGTACCGTTACCCGATGAACCACCTGTTCGAGCTGAAAACCATTGAAACGCCCTCTATCCCTCTTGAAAAGGTGCTCGGCAAGTACGACAAGGAAAAGTGCAAATACCGAAAAGAAAAACACATCACGGACATGGTGGATGCAATGGGGTACAGCGGTCAGACCGCCCATGTGATAGTCAATTACCGGGCGGTCAACCGCACCTTTGCAATCCCTGCCAGCGAAGTTCTGGCGTTCCGATACAACGAAAACCGCAAGAGCATCCCTTGGCAATGGGCAGAGCAAGAGGGGATAGAGATCAAAGCAAAAAGGTTGCGTGTCCATTGGCGGTATGACGTGGATGCACTGTTGGAAAGATTGGAGAGAGAAAATGAGCATCGAGGTTGAGATTTGTGACCGTTGCAGAGAGTGCTTTTCGTGGCACGGAGAAACAGACGGAATCCGAAAAATCAAAATCAAAGAGCGTGGATACGAGTGCTCGCCTGATCGTTCGTTTGTACTTTGCCCCTCTTGCATGGCTGCACTCAACGACTGGCTGAAAGGAGAACAGAAGTGAAAGATATGCGATTGATTGATGCAAATGCGCTACTTGGCCAAAATAATTGGTCAATCAAGCAATACAGTAAACAAGAAGCCGATGCTTGGCGAGACGGTATTGCTCTCATGAAGAAAAATATTGAAAACGCCCCCACTATCGACCCGAAAACGTTGCGACCGGTGGCACACTGGGAGGAAATTCCAGGCTTCTATGTGAGCTGTGCTGGGAAAAACTCATGGTGTGAACCAGCAACCCGTTGCTCGAACCCAGAATGTAGAGAGGTGAACCCGTGTGGTCTCAAAACGCCATTTTGCCCGATGTGTGGATTCAGAATGGAGGACGTGCCATATGACGTTGATTGACCACGACATCCCAAACAAGGAGCAGTCGGATGAATAAATTTGGGAACTGCCCTTTGTGCGGTAAACAGGTCAAGCCGACCAACCTCCGCAAAATCGCACGGCAGAACCAGTTGTACGGCTTTCGCATGGCTTTGGATGGCATCGCCGCCACATGGGGCGCACTGATTCAGAATCTGCGGTGCGATGCAGACCTGACCGATGAACAGGTGCAGAAAATTATCCGCATTGGTGACAGGTACTGGGAGATGGTCGGCAAGTTCAAGGAAGAGGACATGACCCCTGACGAGTTTGCAGATTACATCACAGCAAAGTCAGAACAGGTCGAAAAAGAGCTGAGGGAAAGGTGGAGCTAATGGCAGTATTATCACACAACCAGATTGACGAAGCGATATTCTCAAACCCGAACGAGAATCACATCGTAGAAGCAACTTACAAATGCTTGCTATGCTGGACTGAAGTTAAAATCATTGACATGAGATTTGCAACGGCAGTCGTAAACAAAGGAAGAAACCCAGTGTGCCCAATCTGCGGAGAGGACATGGAATGCTCTAATTACGAGGTGGTAAACCGTGACTGATAAGGAACAGCTTGCAATCGCACGGTTGCAGGACGCTGCAAGGCTGTCAGAGCATCGGTATAAGAAACCGTTGATGGTCACATACTCTGGCGGCAAGGATTCACAAGTGCTTGTAGCGCTGGCTGAACGTGCCGGAATCAACTTTGAGGTGTTCAACAGCCACACCACAGCAGATGCGCCGGAGACGGTCTATTTCATCCGTGAGCAGTTCAAAGCGATGGAAGAACGGGGAATCAAATGCTCCATCGTCATGCCACGATACAAGGACAAGCCCGTGTCCATGTGGACGCTGATTCCGCAAAAGCTGATGCCGCCCACACGACTTGTGCGGTATTGCTGTGCTGTTCTGAAAGAGAACACTGGGAAAAATCGGTTTATTGCTACTGGCGTTCGTTGGGCTGAATCCACAAACAGAAAGAAAAACCGTGGAACGATGGAATTTAGCCATCATGACAAGGAAAAACGAATCATCCTGATGGGAGACAATGATGAAAAGCGGAAACTCTTTGAGACCTGCAACCTCAAAGGCAAAATGACCGTCAACCCTATTGTAGATTGGTCTGACGATGATGTGTGGAACTACACGCACAGCGAACACTTGCCTATCAATCCGTTGTATTGCGAAGGGCAAAAACGTGTTGGCTGCATCGGCTGTCCAATGGCTGGTATAGGGGGCAGACAGCGTGAGTTTATGCGCTGGCCTTCTTATGAAAAAATGTACATTTCTGCGTTTGAAAGAATGCTTGATGTCAGAAAAGCAAAAGGCTTGCCGTGCGACTGGAAAACTGGAATGGACGTTTTTCGCTGGTGGATGGAAGATGACAACGTCAGCGGTCAGTTAAGCATGGACGATTTGATGGAGGATAACAATGTTTGAGTTTGTAACTCGCTGGCTGGTCTGCTTAGTCCTGCTGGCGGTAGTGGTTCAGTCCGAACGGGCAATCAAGGAAATGGTAAACAACCTGTTTGAAGAACGGCAGGCAATGCTCGTCTGGGCGTTCGTCAACGTGTGTCTGGTCGTTTGTACGGCTGTTGTGATGGGGTGGAGATAAAAACATGAACAGATATGACATTGAAAAGAGGATGGAAAGAAGCCGTAGAAAATTTGCGATTATACAAGGCGTTGTAATCACTTTTATTGCAGTCACGGTAGTCTCGTCTATCGTACTTTCTATCTTTATGTATAAGGGCTTGTTTTCCGCAGACATCCCCGAATGGATGAAGTGGGCGTTTGTATTTCTTGGGAGGTAAAAATGATGATTCAGGATATTAACATGGTAGGGCGTGAAAGGCTGGCTTTTTTGTATGGTCTTTATAGTGGCTGTGCGAAATCCGAAACTGAGCTTAATATTAAAGGCATTTATCAGAAAATGGCTTCCGAGTTAGCTTGGTGTTTGGGATTCAACGAGAACTACAGCAAATGTTATGAGATGAACGGGGAATAACCAATGGACAACGAACTTTACTGCCCGATGAAGCTAACCAGCAACCCGCTTGGTCGGTGCATCTGCGAGAAAGAAAAGTGCGCTTGGTGGCGGCAGTTGGACAACTGCTGTTCTATCTGGTGGATTGCAACCCAGCTGGATAAAATCGAAACAAAAATGAAGAGGTGAGAACATGAAAAAGCGGATTTATCTTGTTCTTGAAACCGAAACGGACGAGGATGACAAGAGCATCCGTAGCGATATTGAGCAAGAACTTGGAATGGCTACACACTATTTTAAAACGGTTTCTTATAGCGAGAACGGTTTTCCTGACAAATGGATTAGCGTCAAGGATGGGCAACCAAAACACCATACTCCAGTTCTTGCATTTTGCGATAACGGAGATACGATTTTTGGCTTTATGGACTTTTACAAAAATTGGGCAGAAGTCGGGAGTGAAATTCCATACGCCGTCACCCATTGGATGCCACTTCCTGAACCACCAAAGGAGGTCTGATATATGGCAACACTCCCGAAGCGTGGTCGTGGCAGACCGCCGCTTACCGAAGCCGAAAAGAAAAAGCGTGAGAAGCGAGCGCAAAAGGCGAAAGAGCAAGCCGCTGCAAAGCGTGAGAAAGAGCGTGAAAAGAAGAAACAACAGATGCTTAACAAGCGGAAATCTATCCGATCACAGGTGAGCAAAAAAGTGAAAGAACAACAGGAGTTAGCGATTACGAGGTCTAAGATGCTGAATACGGGCGATTTACAGTCGAGAATCGGTGATGAAGAGGACAAGAAAGTTGTCGGCATGATTGCCGCAAAGTATTTTGGCGACCTTCCGAGCGTGGACATGAACAACCCCATTGAAGTGCAGCAACGCCTTGACTTCTTCTTTGACGCTTGCATCGAAGCCAGAATCTCCCCTGTGGTGGAATGGATTGCGTTGGTTCTGGGCATCGAATGGCCTAGCCTGAGACAGATTATGACAGGCAAGCGCCGTGACGACAGCTTGCAGCAGAAGTACATCCTGAAGCTGATTCTGCAAATGCAGTCCATGTGGGCGTACAACGGTATGTACGGCCAGGAGAACCCGGCAGAGTGGATTTTCCGAGCCAAGAACTACTTTGGTATGCGTGACAACGTGGAAGTTACCGTTGCTCCGCCGGAACAGCCGTTGGGCGATGCCCAAAGCGCAGAGCAGCTTGCCCAAAAGTACCAGACGGCTTTGCCGAAGGAGATTGACGTGGAGTACAGAGAGGTAACGGAAAATGAAACAACTGTTGGTTGACTTCTCCGACCCGATTCTGTCAGCGGTGCTGTTTATCTTGCTGAAAGACCGTACGACCGGCAAAAACATCATCTGGGCGACAGAGCCACCGCCTGAACTGGGCGCGGGCTTTGCGGATGAAATCACGTTAGAACAAATCAAGAAATGCCAGCCAGTGCCACGAGTTCTCAAGCGTCTGGATGAGCAGAAGAAGAGAACCAAAGCAAAAGCAGAGGTTTTCACTCCTTCTTGGGTCTGCGAAAAGATGATAGACATGGGCGAAGAAAACGGTGCGATGCCCGATATAAAGAAAGAGCCTATCAAGTACATCCATTCGACAGTCCTTGAAATCACCTGCGGAGAAGCACCATTTCTTGTGAACCGATACGACACGGTAACAGGCAAAAAGATTCCAGTACCAAGGCGGAAAGGACTGTTTGACCGCAAACTGAAATGTGTAAACAACTGGTTTGATTGGAATGTCTGGACATGGCACGATGTGGCAGAGGACGCAGCGACGACTACATACGGCTATGAGTGGCAGGGCGACAGCCTGTTGCTTGCAAGAGCAAATATGCTCCTGACATGGCGAGAGAACTTTAAGTGGCTGTTCGGCATAGAGCCTGACGCTGGGAAGGTTCGCAACATGGCTGCTATCATCTCATGGAACATCTGGCAGATGGATGGACTGAAAAAGACCGTGCCGGGCACGGATATTCCGTGCAAAATCAAAGACTGGAAAACTGACAAAGAAATCCTGTTCAAGGATGTTGGGGGAGGATGATTAACATGGGATTGTATAAAGTGCCTGTTGAATGGAGAGAACGTGGATATTTACTTGTTCATGCTTCTACTCAAAAAGAAGCAGCGAAAGTCGCAATGAACGGTCTCGACATATACCCTTTGCATAACCAGCCGATTGGTGGAAGCCTTAAACTTGCATTTCCAGAAGGCTCCGAGACTGAATATATTGCAAGGGTAGCGCTGGGTTTTGAGGAGGACGACTAATGCAGACTGACAGAGGAATCTACCACAAGCGAGTATGCGACCGCTGCGGATATAATCTAGAATACTATACCTATGACGAAGATGAGCTGTTAAAAGGTTGGGGATGGCGCAGGGACACAGGCGACCTATGCCCGGAGTGCTATGCAGAGTACAAGCGAGTGATCGGGCGATTCAATGCCAACAGAAGGAGAAAGAGAGGGGAGAGATAATGGATATTTACTGCACCACCGAACATTGCTCTTGCATGGGCATAAAGTAGTTCTCCGATGGCAAGGCTATCCGATGCACGGCAGAATCCTGTAAGAACAAATCCGAACCGTCCTGTGGCTCTTGCAAATGGTACGCAGAGTCGGAGGGCGTGTGCGTGAACGACCAGTCAGAACACGTTGCAGACTTCGTGTGGAACGAACGCGGATGCAAGGAATGGGAGAAGAAAGATGAGCGAAAGTAATGTAATCAGGCTGGGCAATGGCATTCTACTGGACAGCAAAGGGAAACTTTTATGCCAAACTGTGGACAAGTCCTGCTCAAACTGTAAATGGCACGACAGATTCTCGTGGGTCTGTTACAACGGTCTGTCTGAGTGCCGGGCTGATTTTACAGACCCAGAAGATGTGTGCAAAGAATGGGAGAAAAGAGAAAATGACAGCTAAAGAAACATTTTCCATATTTGTTTTGGGGTCGCTCATAACATTCTTTGTTGGAGCCTTTGTCACGATTTTTGAAATGTTTCTTTGGGATATGACCGATGACATTTCGCTTGGATGGTCGTGGAAGCATCCAGAATATTCAACAATTATTCATGCAATGATAGTGGCAGCTATTAACGCTACTGTCTTTGGCGGTGGTCTTTTAGCTGTATGGCTGGCGAAAGGATGAAAAAAATGAGTTATGATATTTCACTGTGCGACCCTGTAACGCATAAACCGCTCAAAGCGGATAGTACGCATTTTATCGCTGGTGGTATGCGCGCTATGGGCGGAACGAAAGAACTATGGCTCAACGTCACCTATAATTACGGCCACTTCTATTATCGACCGGAAGTGTTTGGGGATGGCGGCATCCGTTCCATTTACGGCAAAACAGGCGCAGAGAGCATCCCGATGCTGGAAAAGGCTATTTCTGCATTAGGTGACGATGTAGACGATAGCGACTACTGGCACGCAACAGAGGGCAACGCCAAACGCGCTTTGTATGGTTTGCTGGCGTTTGCAAAGATGCGACCTGATGGCGTATGGGACGGAGATTGAAGGGAGAAAGTACGATGGAAGTCAGACCGATTGATGCAAATGCACTCAAACTTTATTTTTCTGATAGGCAGATGGAGTATGTAAGCGTGGATGAAGCTGATTACACATTCAATGCCTTGATGTTCGATGTGCTCGGAGACGTAATAACGGCTATTGAAAATGCGCCAACGATCGAGGTGAAAGACAATGGCTAATTATCCAGAATACCTTGAACGAAACGCACTTATTGAAAGAATCAAGAAAGCATATTGCGATGGCTGCGAGAACTACAATGGAGTTAGATGCCGTGCTTGCGGTATTGGCGATGCCATTGACGTTGTGGAAGATGCCCCAACAGCCTTAGAGCGTACCGCTGAATGGATTGCGCAGGACGATACGTTCACAAGATTCGAGTGTAGCAGATGCCACACAAAAAATCATCATACACGTTGGAATTACTGTCCGAACTGTGGTTCTTTGATGGAGAACAAGTTATGAGTAACACACTTTGGCATCCGGCAAGCGAACCTCCAAAAGAGCGAACGACGCCTTTGCTGCTTGCGACTAAGAAAACGTGGCGTGATAAAAATGGAAAAATGTTGCAAGGAATCTCGCCGACAGCGTACTTTTTAGGCTGTTATGCAGACGGTCAGTTCTGGGACGAGATAGGCGAGAGACTGCCGAAAGATGTGACGGTGACGCATTGGATGCACATTTATGCGCCGGAGGAATGATATGAGTGAAGAACTTAATGATTTTTTCAAAGCGTTTACGGAAGCAGCTGACAAGTTCTGCAATGAACTTGAAAAATTTGCAAAAGCAGTTAAGCAGTGCGAGACGCAATCAGGATGCTACAATCCGAAAGACAAAAGAAAGCCAAAGCACACACGCCCGGTCTACGGCAGAGGAAAGAAGCCTTGTGACGGATTCAAGACGACTATCAGAACAAGAGAGGGATTTAGAAAATGACAGAACTCAAGAGATGCCCGTTCTGCGGCGGGAAAGTTGCCATTGCCGAAGCAGGCGACTATTTGACAAGCTGGATGTCTATAACAAGAGGAAACGGAAAGAATGGATGCAAGTGCCGGGTATTCATGGAAAGCAAGCTATACAGCTCTGATTGTTCCGAAGCTGATAAAGAAAAGGTTAAAAAAGACCTTATCGAAGCATGGAACAAACGCTACAAAGAGGATTGAGCATGGACAAAAAACGAGACAGCTTTACATTCCAACGATACTACTTTGAAGCCATCTCCACACTCAAAAGTAAAGAGAAGTTGGAACTCTACGATGCAATCTGTGCATACGTTTTTGAAGAAAAAGACGCAACTTTGAACTCAAAAAAAGCAGAATCTTGTTTCATTTTGATTAAACATCTGCTCGATAAAGAATCAAAAAGAAGCGATATTGCGTCAAAAGGATGGTCTACACGAAAGTCAGCTCATCCTCATGTCATAAATGAGATGAAGGTCAGCTCATTTATGAGTTCACAGTCAGATGACAATGAACCCATTGTATCAACTGACAGTCAGACGAACGTCAAGACCTTGCCGGAGAGTGCAGTCAAGAAGAAACCTGACATCTTCTCCGACTTTGCTCATGGCGATAAAGCCCTGCTGGAATCCCTGCGAGAGTTCGCACAGATGCGTACAAGAATCAAAAAGCCTATGACAGACCGGGCAAAACAGATGCTCTGCAACAAGCTGGAAAAGTTTGATCGGCATGATTGGAAAGCCATTCTCGACCAGAGCATCTATGCCGGATGGCAGGACATTTACGCATTGAAACAGGATGACCAGTACGAGCAAAGTACGGAGATGGAGTTTCCTAGACTATGACAATGGACGTTCAAACGGTATTTATCGGCGCGCTGATGCTCTGCAAGCCGGGCGTTGTGGATGAAATCATACCAGACCTTGAACTTGACTTATTCAGACCTGAGCTGAGAGACGCTTTTGCGGCTGTTCAGGGCTATTGGACGGCTAGGGGTAAGATAGATATAGTCGAGATAAACACGCAGCATCCAGACGTAGCGCAGACGCTCTTGGCGTGTGTACAAACCTGTGAATCAGAGTGTGTACGAATTGACAGGGAGCAGATGCAGCGTTGGGCACAGCTTATCAGAGAACAAGCTGCACTCACTCGTGTGCAAGGTCTGGCATTTCAGATGACCAGCGAGCTTACCGACTATTCTGATCTATCAGACATTTACCAGCAGATGGGCGAGGCGATGAGCCTGAAAGCTGAGGAAGAAGATGCGTGGACATACGAGGATGTGCTGAACGACTATGTGCTTCACATGGACGATAAGCCTGTGTACATCAAGACAGGCCTAGAGCGTCTGGATGAAGCGCTGCACATCTCACCGGGTGATTTTATTATCATTGGCGGCAGACCGTCTGCGGGTAAGACAGCCCTGTCCTTGCAAATAGCAGCAAGCATGGCAAAGCAGGACTACACCGTGTACTATTTCAGCTTAGAAACCAGCAAACGCAAGCTGGGCGCACGTCTGATGGCTAATCAAATATACTGTCCTTTGGACACTGTGAAAAATAAGGCTGTCAGCTTGAATGAGATTGACGGACAGGCAAAGAACATGAAGATGCCCCTATATATACGCTCCGCTGCCGGGAAGAACGTGGCGTGGATGAAGGCTCAGGCTCTCCGTAAAAAGGCTCAGGTCATCTTCGTAGATTATCTTCAACTCATCCACGAAACAGGCGCAAAGGACAGATATGCCGCCATTACAGCCATATCCATTGCCTTACACGAGCTGGCGCAGACCACAGGCATTGTTGTGGTGGCACTGGCACAGCTTAATCGAAACCCATCCAAGCCCGGAGCAACGCCTACCAACTCCGACTTGCGAGAGAGCGGACAGATTGAACAGGACGCAGATGCAATTATCCTTCTGTCCGGCGACAACCCCGACAAGTACCTGTTTCGGTTGAGCAAGAACAAGGAAGGCGAGATAGGCGACCTTCCCATCACGTTTAACAAGCAGATTCAACGGTTTCAAGAGTATACTTGGATGGATTGAGCACATGGGCTGTCAGCAATGGTAGCCTTTTGCATATACGCACACAGAAGCCCTACAAACGCTTTTAGCGTCAGATGGCAAACTTATCGACCGAACACAGAAAACGGCTCTGGAACGGCTCTACGGGGCTGTGAGAGTATTGTAGAGGTCTATGACTATTGCAGGAGGAGAAAATGGAATACATGACAGCCGATACAAAGGTCAATGGGTACATGGTCTACCCTCGATTCCTCTCGACTATTGGCGTTAGCCCAACAGAGAAAATTGTTTACATTTACCTGTTCAATCGTGCAAGGTCGTCACAGAGGGCAAGCAGAAGCGGAAAGTTTGCTGACCAACTAGGGCGAGTATACATCGTGTATCCCATCAAAGACCTTGCTGCCGATACTGGATTCACGGAACGATGGGTCAAGAAGTCTCTGAAAGAGCTGGAAGAAGCCGGGTTGATCGAGCGCAAGCATGAAGGCAAGAACAAGCCCGATAAGATATACGTCAAAGTGCCGGAAGAATTGTCAAAGAGCGAAAAGGGAGGTGAACAATCATTCACCTCTGAGGGGAACGATGCTTCACCTGTGAGGGGAACAATCGTTCACCTCCTTAATATAGAAGAAAAGAAAAGAAAAAAAGTTATTAAGAAAGCGGGCGACCCGCCCTATGGGAACGCCAGCACGCCGGACTTCGAGGATGTGAGCGAGTATTTTTTGGATGCTGGATGTGAGAACAGGCTTGCCAGCAGGTTCATGAATTACTATGATGGAACAGGTTGGATGACCAAGACCGGAAAGCCTATAACAAACTGGAAGGCCTTTGCTGATATGTGGATTGACAGAGAGCAAGAGAAGCAACAGTACTGTGAACCAGAGTTCAATCGTCTGTAAAGGTTCTTTCCCCCTACAACCCTCTATCTCCAAAAGCTATACCGTTAGCCAGCATAGCAAACCGTAGGCGAGAGCTGGCGTGAGGTTCGGACTGGTGGATGGTCTGCGACTATTTCACATGGAGAATTGACTTCATTTTGCAGTCGGTTGGATATGTAGAAATGTTGCAAAGACTATTCATAGTAGAATACTATGGATTGATTGAAATACCATAGTTTATCACTGGGGATTAAATCGAGCGGAAACCAGCGGATTTGGATGATACTAGTTATTATGCGAAATAATAGCTGATTATCGGGAGTAATTATATCTTTATACTATAATAAGTACGGTTGTTATACGAAACTAATATAACTAGATATGGAATATATTATGCGAAATTGTGACGAGAAGTGATTTTTGGGTGGTCAGATGACTTAGCGACTATCGCATCTCCATTTTCCTAAAAGGCGAACGACTATTTCACACAAAAAATATACGACTATTTGACGAAGGTTCGCAAGAAAACACTACGACTATTACTCTGCGACTATCAGCGAACTGCTCGTTACTATACTATATATAGGACTTTCAAAAGTTAGTCGTCTGACGACTTTACGACTATTTCACGACTATTTTATTGGGAAAACTACGACTATTGTCTACGACTATTCCAGAAGCTGTTACGACTATTCCAGCCGGGACGCTGCGACTATTGCTGACCTCTATTAGCTATCGGGCGAAAGCCCGAAAAGAGGTGCGGCGAGAGCCGTCAATGGTTCCGCGCCGCCCGCTGCTGGACTGCCCCGCCGGGTGGAGTGTGCCAGCCGGTGCGCCCT